AAGCGCCCGGCCTCCCACTCATCGGCCCGCCACAGGGTCGAATAGACATTGGCCCCCGTCCGCCAGGCCGCCCGGCGGACGTCGATGATTGGCTGGCCTCCCTGAGCAGGCAACTCGAACCGCCCATCGGCAGGAGCGGGATTCACGGAAATCAGATCGCGTCGCAAATCGGAGGCGGTCTCGAACAGGAACTGGTTGCGACGACGCTGGATGGCCGCTACCACTTCGGCGGCGGTATATTGATCGGTCCCGCTCCAGCCGGTCTGGTTCAGCGGTTCCAGGAAGTGATACTGAATCTCGCTCAGGATCATCCGGTCGGTCACCGTGTAGTTGAGGGCCGCTATCAACGTGGTGAGGTCGTACCACATGGTTCCCACGGCGGTCGAGAACGTGTGGCGGTCCCTCCAGCGGTAGGCGGCGGCCTGCCATACCCGCATGGCCTCGGCCAAGTATGCGCCGACCTCCGAGTAGGTCGCGCTGTCAGTCCAGAAGACGGTGTCGCCCAGCCGGTCTTGCAGGGCTTGCTTCAAGGCTAGAAAAGTAGTGTGCGTGTAGGGCAAGCCCGGCCTCCCGTCTGATTACTTGTTGTGATCCTTGGAGGAAACCAAGCCCGCTGCCGCTACAAACTGCCAGATCGTATCCTTGATCGGCTTGTTCTCGATAAAGGAGTTATACAACCCGGACAGGGCAAGAAGCAGCCCTGCCGCGCTGGTCTTCCAGTTGGTGAACACTTTTTTTCTCCTTTCCTATCTCTTGCCTGCCGCTAAGTCCGGCTCGATTGAGATTTCCTTGGCGACCGGAAGCTGGTCCTCATAGATCTTCAGCTTCGGGGCGTTCGGCGATGAAGTCCCGCCGCCTTTAAGCTGCGCGGCGGCTCCGGCGGGCGGAGACGCCAGCGGCTCCATCGGGCCGACTACGAAGTTGTTTTTCGGCATTCCGTTTCTCCTTTCTACATGCGTCGCAGTAGCGACGCCCATCTTTTAGCCACCGGAGGCATTCAGCGCAGCGGCGGCTCATATCGGGCGCTGCCGGAAGCGGCGGCCCACTGGGATGGGCACGCGGCGTCCGCCAGCGGAGGATGTCAAGGTCTCTTGCTATTGTGTCTGTCATATGGCGTGCCTCTGCAACCACGCCGCGTCGAAGAACGGCCACGGAGCCATCCCTGGTGGATAGCTGAACTCCTGCATGTTCGTTTCTTCGTCCTGGCGCTCCAGTTCCGCAATCATCCGCTCCGCCCTGGCGTCGTGCATTGATGCCAATTGGATCGAGAAGTAAGGATTGGGGTTGTCCTTCGACGGACCCGGCCATCGGGCCGCCATCGCCAGCGCCGTCTCGATTAGCAGGTCGCCCCGGATGTAGCGTGGCAAGGTAGCGGCGGCGTCGCTGATGTCGGTCGGGCGGGCCTCATAAAGAAATGGGTAGACATATGCCGCCTTTTGGTGGGGCCATAGCTCGAAGCGGGGCAGCGGCGGACTCGTAGTATCGTAAGTCCAGGGCGACAATAAGTAAGCATTGCCCGAGTTAGAGCGTTGAGCGTCGGCGTCGTTGATCGTTTCTTGCGCGATGTTCAAATGAAGCTGCCAATTCAGGCGCGGGTCCCAAACGGCGATAAAGGCGTGGAAGTCGCTTGGGGCGGTGACATAGGCTTGCCAGATTTCATAGCTCTGTCCGCCGGCGGTAGCGCTTCCCCAGACGGCCTCGATCGTCATGCTAATGCCGCTGGCGACGGCGGTGATCGTATAGATCGGAGAGGAGACCGAGGTTCGGAACTGCCGCCCGATCATCGCCGATGTCCAGGCCGTGCCGCTCCCCGTGACAGTCGCGCTGTTTAGAGTGACGGTGACAGTCCCGGTGTTGTAGACAGCCGGGATGATGAACTGGCCGTAACGCCAGAGCCAGGACCAGCGGCGCCGCTCGGCAACTTGCCGGAAGGCCCGCTTGACCCAATTTTGCGCCAGTAGCGGCCCGGCCAGCGGGACATAGCCGATAACCTCGTTCCAGACGACGCTAAAGGTATCGAGAGCCACAGTTCTCCTGTGCTAACCGGGCGACTGCCATCGAGCGACGTTCACCGCCCGATAACAGTCACCAGAACATTGGTCTCGGCCCCGGCCGTCTGAAACGTGACCGTGCCGCCGGAGATGGTCGCCCCCATAGCCGAGTTGCTGGACGGCGTACAGGAGACCGTCTCGATACGCTTCAGCTTACTGTCGAACGTATCGGCGTCGGCGGCGATGTCCACCTGGGCTAAGACCAACCGCTGATTCCCGATCACCGAGTCCCGCCTGCGATCTACCGTAACGGCTGCCATAGTTCCTCCCTACGGGATCGGGGTGATCCGTAAATCGACGTTGATGTTGCCGCCAGAGGCCGCACCGCGCATGACGCCGACTTCTTGATAGGTCAGGGATGAGCCGACGGCTATGTTGGTTACGTCCTGCGACGAACCCGAATTAGCGATCGCCGACTGGCCGACGCCGCCGTTGCCGTCCGACTTCACGGGGTAGTTGTCCCCGCGTTGCAGGATAAAGCAGTAGTTTCCGGCAGTCACGGCATAACGGAAGACCCCGGCGACTTGATTGCGCCAAGCGTTTGCGGTCTGACCGCCGATGGCTTGAGCGCCGTCGTTGGTTACCAGGTAACTATTCTTGTCCTTCCAGAATGCCAACTGGTTGGCGGCAACCGCTCCTGCTGCGGCGGCAACCGCCCCTGAATCGCACCGCACGAGTTGATAGCTGCGATCGACATAGTCGAGCGCCATTCCCAGCTCTCCCTCGCGGTACAGCGTCGAGTCATTCAGCGTGTCCGGGTTTCCGGTCGTGATATAGAGAGTTTGAACCGTTCTTGCGTTAGGCATCGTCTCCTCCTCAGCCGGTGATCCGGTACATCTGACGGTGGTAGCGCGGCGCGAAGGTTACCTGGACGGCGGCCAACACCTGACCGGCGACCTTGGTATTGCCTTGGCTGGGCTTCCAGCCGGTGAACCCCAAGCCGAAGTCGGGGTCGGTGGACATGTAGAAGTTCATAAACGGCTTGCGGGCATTGATCCAAAAGAAGGTTTCCGATGGAGTGGTGCCGGCGGGATAGCCCCCAACCGGGGCCGGGTACGCTGTCAGCGCTCCAAGCGACATCTCCCGCATGAAGGTGACGGCTACGGGGTCGTTCGTGCCGTTTGACTGGAACAGGTGGGTGCCCGGACAGTAGCGGCTGGCGATGACGGTAGCGCCGTTGAAAAGGAATCCCCTGAAGCCGATCTTCGGATCGACCGTATCGACAAACCGTTGCTGCGGCTGGAACTTCTCCTTGATGAAGCTGCGGCAGATCACCGTAGTGACCCCAAGGTTCGGCTCCAGATTGCCGAAGGTGGCATTGCCAAACTCCTCCTCCAGCGTGTTGTACTCGATGGTCCCGTTCACGTCATTCGGAGCGGAGTTGAGCACGGTCCCGACAGCCCCGCCGCGTGTGATCGTGCCGTAGGTTGGGTACGTGTTGCCGTCCCACGATGCGGTCACGTTGTTGTTCAGCGCCTCCGGCAGACCGTTGAAGTTGGCCGTGTAGTTGGCGTTGATTCCGTTGAGGAACATCCCGATTTCCATGTGCGCGCCGATCGAGGCGTAGGCGTTCTGCATCCGGCTGTCGATCAGCCGGAAAGCCGCCGCCGGGCCGGTGTTGAGAACCTGGGTTTCCTCTTTCGAGAGCGTGACGTTGACCTGAAAGAACCGCATGGTGAACTGAAGCTGCTGCTCAACTTGCGGCTCGGTAATGTCGAACTCCTTGCCGATGTGATACGGCCCGCCGATCAGGCCGTTGTACCAGCGATCTGTTACTTGATGACCTGCTTCTATTGAAGCAGGCGGCTGCCCATTTCTGGACAACTCTCACGGTTGTCATTCCCGTGAGACCGGACTATCGCACCATCCAGCAGTGCTTCCGCCGCTGGAGCCTTCTCGCTTAGTCTCTCAGCCTGCAAGGCACGCCCTCCGTTGAGTTCAACCAATGCCGCCCAAATCATTCGCCGCTGGTCGTAAATCTCTTGTGGTATCGGGCAGTATCTTCCAAGTTTGGTATGAGGCGCTCGGCTTACTTCACTGAAGTCCATCACAAGTTCAGCTTGCCGTCGCTTAACAACCAGATATGGAAGCAGAAGGCGTAAGGCAGTGCGGGCAGATTCTCCAAAAACCCGCCATTGCCATATACCCTTGTGGTCGTTCTCGCGGAAGTTGATCCGACCGCCGAACATCTTCTGTAACCGTGCAACTGGTTCAGGATGAATCTGCGCGGCATCCAGCATGATGCGGTAATATATCCGACGATGTACCTTGTTGAAATTTCTGGTCACTCCAACATAGCCCTCACCGTCGATAAAACCAGCCGCCCACGCTAGTTGAATCGGTTCAATTGCCAGCTTGGCCCCTGTTTGCATCTCAGCATCCAAGTCAATCAGAGAAGGTTTTTTGCATTCACGTTACCGTGAAGGAACTCCGTAGTTGAAGTTCTCCCCTATAAGCCGCCCACCGGGAAAGTCCTCCCTCACGTTGAGTTTGGCGTAGGCAACCACGGGGCCGCCCTGAAACGCCATGTCAACTAGTTTGGGATTGGCTCTGATGTATCGGTGAGTGGCAGTCGTTAATTGGTTTAACTCTGCCATGCGTTGTGTCTCCTAACTAGGTGGAAGGCTCCGGCCCTGTGCCGGGCTTCCAGTTGTCCCACCCTTCCAGGAAACCAGCGCGAGCGAAACGCTCCTGCTCAAGCTCGGATACGCCCTCTTTAGGAGCCTCGCGGTCGTAGAAGGTGTGGAATGGTTTGGGGCCGGTTTCGATAGGCAGTTTGTTGCGGGAGGCGTAGTCTCGTACAGCTTCTTCACGCTCTCTCTTGATGCGCTCGTTCATGGCTGCCTCTCGGTCGGCCTCCTGCTTCTGCCTCTGGGAGTCCAGCTTGGGAGTAACGTAGAGTTCGTAGGCCCGATCCATGTCAGTGATCTTGCGATCGAGCGCAAACTTTTCCAACTCCCTCGTGTCCAAAGGCGCCCCGAAGCGGTGAAGATGGTCCTGCGCGATGCGTAGTCCGTTGTGGAGCAGGTTGGTGTAGGCTTGATCGCGCACGGCAAACAATTGTTCGACCTCTTGCCGGGTAAGGACATTCGCGCCGTTGTTAGCCGCTTGCTGCCCTTCCAACGGGCCGTAGAGTTGCTCGTACCGCTTGAGCGTCTCGATGCCCGCAAGGTTGGTCTTGTAAGCCTGATCGGCCTTGCCATACCACTCCGCCAATGTTTTCTTCTCCCCGGCGAGTTCATCCATCTTCCGGCTGTAATCGTCGTGGCGCATCAGCGGATCGGTTGCTCCCGCTACGAACTTGTCGTTATCGAAAGCCTTCAGGACCGCATCTTTCTGGGCGTCTTCCAGCCCCGCGTCCTGAGCCAGCTTCGTAAAGTACGTTTTCGCTTCTTCCCGCGTCATTCAGGTTCCTCCCAAACTGCCAGCGCCTTCCGCAGAAGCGGAGCCAGCACCTAGTTAGGAGAGTGGATCGCCCGCTCGGGCGAATCCAGTCCCTTCGGGGTAGAACAATACATCAAGTAAATGGTTTTGTAAAGAGGGGGGAAGCTAGGTTGGCTGGCCGGGGGGTCCGCCGCCCATGCCTAGCATCGGAGGTCCGGGGGGCGGCGGGGCAGTCGGCGAGGCTGGCTGTACGGCCTCCGCCATCGCCTGAGCGACAAGCTGTTGCACAGCGGCGGACAATTGGCTCATCGGCGCGGCCAGCATGGGGAGAACCGATCCGAGGGCCTGGGCCGATTGGACAAGCTGTTGCGTAAACTGGAGGGCCATGATCTGAGGAGAGCGAGCCGGGCCTGCGCCTTCCGGCGACCCCATCATGATTGACCGGGACGGACGGGGCGTAGGGGCGGGAGGCCCGGCATCGAGGGAGACTCCAGGCGGAGGAAGCGGGTGCATCGCAGTCATGGCGTCCACGTGGACCTCCTTTACCGCTTGGGGGACTTCAGCGAGGTGGCCGGGCCGACTACCAGACCCTTGCCGAGTTTCTTGCCGCCGCCCTTGCGGGGAATGCCTTTGCTCATGCCTTTCATAAGTGTCCTTTCATTGGAATGTCTGCACCGAGTTTTCTGGCCTTGCTAAGCAGGATCGCCTTACGCTGTCGCTCTGCACGGGCCGGTCCATATTTGCGGCGGGTCATGCTGAGGATGCGCGGGCGGTTGGCCTTGAGCTCGCGCCCGACCCTGCCCAGAATGCGCTCAGACTTGGCGGCCATCGGGAGATACAATACGTCATCAGGATGAAAATGGCAAGTTTCTATTCATGGTACGATCGTCACCCGGCGGCGAACAGTCGAGGCTGGACCGCCAGGCGTGTAGTCCACATAGATGCCCATGAAGTCCGCGTGGGCGGTGCGCGTGGTAGTGTCTGTCTTGACTACCTCCACCGTTGGCGAGTTGCCAAGCGTGACAGAGGGACTGGCGGTCACCGGGCCGATATGGGTGCGCCAGCGCGTCGGGAATGTGTCGATGTCTCCCACGTTATCGCCAAAATCAAAACTCTGTCCTGTTTGACCAGAAGGGTTCGCCTGTATCCGAACGGTGCCGGTCTTGGTTCCTGTGTTAATCCCTTCCCCATCGTTACAGATCGCCATAACCGCGTTGATCGTGTCCGATGCCCCGATGCCGCCGGTCGTGTAGCTCTGCGTATTTATGATAACCGCATCCGTACCGCTCTTGCTGGCGGAATTGATCTGGCTAGTATCCGTGTCACTGGCTTCCGCTACGCCCACTGGCGGGATGTTGTCCACGGCAGGAAATAGCGATGTACCGCCGCCACCGCCGACCCAGGCCCCGTCGGTGTTGTCGGAGATAGGCCGTAGGAGGATGGCTTGGCCTGCCCCCAAGTAAGCGCTAGAGTCACTTGCGATTGTATCATCAAAGTATATATTGCATGTTGGGAATGTCGCTATACCTCCTACGCCTATCTGCAGAGTATTAAATACTGAAGTGGGTACCGTAGATGTCGCTTCGGACGCCCACTCTACAGAATCCACCTTGACTCGCATTCCCACGCCGCCAACATTCCACCCGTTATCCCATTCAATTAAATGCCACTGGTTGTCGGCAGTTAAAAGATTGGTGCTTGTTGCGGTCACAGTACCATCTGACACTCGTAAAGCACCGGTGGATAATAGGATTATCCTCTGTTTATAATTTGCACCGTCAAGTATCGCTAGTATTATAGAATCAGTATCCACCATCGTCGCAATCCGCATATACATGCGAGCTGAGCGAAACAGATTCCTCTCCGCGCCGCCTGCCGCCAATGACCGAACCCTCACAAAGCCATCGGTGGCTGTAGGATTTACTTGCAGCGCGAAAGCTCCGGTTCTGACCGTTGTTCCCTGAATACTTGGAAATCCGCCAATAACAGGAAATTCTCCTAGGCTCCCCATCTCAAAGCCGGTGATGTAGGTGTGCGCCCCCCATGCAGGCAAACAGAGAAGCAACAGCGCCAGCAGTTTCACCGCCGAACCTCCAGATCCCCGGCCATGTCGTCCGCCAGCGCCTTGGCGTAGCCGTTGTCGGTCTCGCCTATAACGTAGAGCACCTTCCGTAGATCCGGCCTGTAGAGCGGCCCCGTCACTTCCAGCCGCCGCATGTCGGGATCATCACCGTTACCCCTACAGATGACGTGCGCCTCCTTGGCCTTGTCCGCATCCTTGACGCCTGCCTGCCATAGACGCTCCGCAAGTTTGCGAATCGTCGGAGCGATCCTGGCATCTCTCCTACCTTGATCTACGGCCTTGCGGATCTGGAGCATGTCCGCGCCGTTGTAGCAAATAGCGAAGGCGAAAACCCAAGCGAGATACCGCATCGTTCTCATGCCGGTGGCCACGGTTGCTGACCTCCACTCGGTCTTGCAATATCGTCCGCAATCGCCAACATGTAGGAAGCACCGGGGATGCGCGTCCCCACAGCCCGCAAGAGATCAATGAGCTGTTGAATATTAACTTGCGGGTGGCTGACTACTACGACCCGTGTGTCGGGATCGCCCGACTGCCATTCCAAAGGAGCAACCGGGGCGGTGGACCAGGCATTCAGGCCCGCGTTCCAATGACGGTTGGCAACCTGACGCTCTTGATTTGTAAGCCGCGCATCAGTCAGGCTCGTTTGTACGTTGGCGGCGATTGCCGTCAGGTCTTGGTGGTTGTATAGAATCCCGTAGGTTGCCATGTTCAATCCCTCCCACTAGCCGATAGAATCCGTTTCATCGCCATCCTACTTTCTGCGAATTGCAAACACAACTCTCTTGAGCCGACACCTTTCATACTCGTCCTTCGGCGTTTTCTCCGAAGGGCCTAGCCCGATTACGCCGTCTTCTTGCCCGCCACAATCTCGGCTACAGCCGCGGCCACCGCCCCGGCAATCGCATCCTTGAACGTATTCTGCCGCAGAATCTCGCTTACGATGTGACTCTGCTCATCGACGTTCCAAATACGGTCAGTGGCGATGTCGCTATGCGCGCTGGTCTGCTTGCTCGCATCTGCATAATGGGACGCAAACATCGTATCGAGCTGCTTGGCCGCGTTCACCGCGTTTTGTAGGTGCTGAGTCGTTACGGCGTTGAGCGTCGCCAGTTCCTTCTGCGCCTGATTGGCCGCGTTCTGGAACAACCCCTGATTAAGAGCGAGCTGGGTGAAGTGAGTGAGCTGGCAGGTATCCGACAGCCACTTCAAGTTGTTGAACAACGTCCCGGCGTGGTCCGGCCCAGCCGAGTGCAGTCTCGCTGTTTTGCCCGCCGCCGCCGCCTGGATCGCCTCGGCGGAGAATGTCTCCGCCTGCTCGACCTGTGAGGCCGCGACTCCGGACGCGACTTGCTCAGATGTCTTCTGCGTCAAGTCGGCGATGAGAGTGTTGGCGGTTTGTACCGCCTGTTGAACCGTCTGGGAAGCCCCCTGGGCTGCCGCAACGGCTTGAGTGAGTTGGGCTACAATCTGCGCAATTTGATCGACAGTCAGTCCTGCTTGCACCTCAGCCATGTTTCATCCCTCCTTCGTCGATTTTACCACACGTTGCTGTACGGAAAATAGTCATTGGCGAGAATTGGGCTCATCTTAATCCACAACGAACTTTACCGCCACCGTGATCCGCTTCGCCGTCCCGCCTGCCGTGATCATCAGGTAGTCGATCCGCTCGGTGTTTGCCACGTTGTCCTCGTTCGTGTCGATCGTTCCCGTCGCTCCCGAGGTCGAGCATGTCAGGTTCGATGACAAGATGTTCGCCGGGCTGCCATCGTCGCGCTGTAAGTTGATGATCGGGCTGCCCGCGTCTGATTCGCACTGAACCTCTGTGATCGTGATCCCCTGTCCGAGTCTGTTCATGTAAATCGTCGCTTGATCGTCACCGTCAACGATAACCGCACCGTTGTCGGCCCCGACTATGAACATGATCTGGCGCGTGCGGTCCACGGCGGGGAGGTCGCCGTGGACGATGGCGGCGGAGATGAAGTTCGTCCCGTCGCCCCGTAGGTAGTTCCCAGTGGTAGCCGCGCCCCCAACCCTCAACCCCGTCGTCACATTCACGATCGAGCTGAATTGGAAAATCTCGGAGGCATCGACCGAGAAGGTTATATCGGTTCCGGCGGGCGAGGCTTCCCATCCGATGATGGCGGCGTTCTGTAGACGGAAGTATCCGGCGTCCGCCACATCCCCATCTTGTAAAAGAGATGTAGTGATCGTCGGCGAGGTCCCGAAGACCAAAGCGCCAGAGCCGACTTCGTCGCTGATGACCCCAAGTAACTGCAATGAGGTGGTGGCGGCAAAGAATGAAAGGTTGTCAGTCGCGTTGGGAACGGCATTACCGCTCTCCGTGAGGGTGACAGCATTGAAGGTGCCCGAGGCCTGCATCACTTCGGAGGTATCCACGGTGAGGGTGATGTCGGTCCCGGCGGGGGAGGCTTCCCATCCGATGGTGGCGGCATTCTGTAACCGCAGGTACCCGGCATCGGCTGCGTCGCCGTCCTGGGATAGCGAGGTTGTGATGGTAGGGGAAGTTCCGAAGACTGCCACTCCTGTGCCGGTCTCATCATTCAAAACACCCAACAAGTCCGCTGAGGTAGAAGCCGCGAGATGGGAGATCCCCGCATCATAGGTCCAGTTTCCAGCCGTGATCCGAGGCACCCCAGTCGTACCGCTGGTGTCATCGCCCGTGCAACCCCGAGCAGCTTCACATTGCCCGGCGGCCCAAAAGGATGTAGCGCTGTCGCCCAGCGTCGCGGTAATCGACCCGGTTCCCTCAGCCGTGAGCGCCCCGGTCTGGCTGACCGTGATCCCGTTCGTCCCGTCGCCCGCCCGAAATACCGTCACCTGCGCATCCGCCGCCCGAACATCGAGCAGCGTACCGGCAGTGGGATTCCCGGTCTGCTGCCGGATTAAGAATTGCTGACTCGCCCCAAACGCCGATTCAAACGAGAACGTGACCGTCTCGGCAGTATTGTTTGAGGTGTAGGATGTGGCGGTATCGGCGGAATTCACCAAACTTTCCCATGCGGGAGTCCCTCCACTCACGTCCGCCGAGCAGGCAACGACGCCAAGAGCCGATACGGCGCTCACCTTGTCGCTGCCCGAGCAAGTCAGTGGCTGCACCGCCACGCTGTTCGCATTGGGCAGGGTAAAGGTACGAGCCAGAGTCGGGTCAGTCACCACAATCGTGGTGTAGACATTGTCATCGGTTGTGCCCTCGAACTGGATAGGCGATCCGCCCAATAGTTCTTTCCCCGACAGGGCAAGTTGCGCAGCCAGCGATATAACCGGAGTTTGTCCCCCGGTCGAACCGATTTCACTGGCGGTGCCGGACACAGAATCGACGGAGTTGTTGAAGGTCGTCCAGTCCGCCGACAACAGCGCCCCACGAACGGTCGCCGACGCCGACGGGAGGTTGAACGTAACCGAGTTGGCCGCGTGGGCAATGGCAAAGTCGGTTCCAGTAGTGCCCGTCGCCAAGCTCTTGTGCTCGATCGCCGTGGCCCCGGCGTTGGTTCCGAGAACTTGGTTGGCGGTCCCGAACGGGAGTTGCGCCAAGGTCGCCGAACCTGAGAGGTTTGAGAACGCAGGTTGCGCCTTGCTGATGACCCCGAGCGTCGAGATGGCCGTTAAGAATTGATTCGCGGCTCCGGCGTCGGGCTGAACGGCGACGCTATCGGCGTTCGGAAGCGTGAACGTCCGCGCCAGCGTAGGGTCGGTCACGACGACGGTGACGTACACATTATCGTTGGTCGTGCCCTCCATCCGAAACGGGCTTCCACCGAGGAATTCCTTTCCCGAAACGTCGAGCGACGCGGACAACGAGAGCACGGGAGCAACGCCCGCTCCGCTTGAAGTAATCTCATTGGCGGTTCCCTGGACGTTGATCTCGGCGTCACGGGCGATTGCCGCCGGTACGTCGCCGTCCACAATCGCTGCCCACGCTGGAAGGGCACTCACCGCCCCCGTACCCGTCTGGGTCAAAAACTGTTTGGCGGTGGTCGTATTGCCAGCCACTCGCTGCCACGCCGGCGTCACGTTCCCCGCCAGAATATCCCCCAGAACCGCGCTCGCCGCAGCCGTGTCGGTGTGTGTCGCCGAGAGCAGATTATGCGCCGCCGTCGTGTCCACGTCCGCCGAACAGGTGATGACCCCGAGGGTCGAAACCCCACTTACCTTGTCCGTCCCGGAACAGGTCAAGGGCTGAACCGCCGCACTGTCCGCGTTGGGCACCGTGAGGGTTCGTGGCGCAGTTGGCTCCGTTACCACCAGCGTTGTCTCGAAGGCATCAGGAGTAGCCCCCTCGAACACCAAAGGGGACCCGCCAGAAAGTACTTTTGTGCTCAGATTCAGAACTGCTGCGATCGAGAGCGTAGGAGCGACGCCAGACCCGCTGGAGGTAATCTCGTTTGCCGTGCCCTGGACATTGACCTCGGAATCCCGCGTAATTGTAGCCGGCACATCCGCATCGACGATAACGGCCCAGGCCGGAAGGGCGCTGACTGCGCCGGTTCCGGTTTGAGTGAGGAACTGTTTAGTTGTCGTTGTGTTGCCGGTAACTTGCGCCCATGCCGGCGTAGCGTTTGCTGCAACGATGCCGCCCAGAACCGGGCTGGAAGCAAGCGAATCCGAATGGGTGGCAGACAGGAAATTATGCGCGCCCACTCCGCCACCGGGGCCGACCAGATTCCACGCTCCCGCTTGACAATCATACAAATTTCCGTTGGCATTGTTGACCGCCAGCATGATCGGAGCGCAAGAACCTGCCGGCACGCCGGCGAAACGAAGAATCACGGTGTTGCCGGCCTGAGCCAGCAAGGACGTGGTCAGACACACAAATAACAAGATCAGCCGCATCATCGTGTTATAAAGAGGACATTCACCGTTTCGGCGTTAGTGTCGCAAGCCAAGTAGATGTGGTCTAGCCGGATGAGGTTCACGTCCATCGAATAAATCGGCCAGACCTGCGTGGCGTAGATCAGCGCGCCGTAGTTGGTTGTACTCAAGTCAGGATTGCCGATGTAGAAACGAGCGCCGCCAGCATCGGGGTTGGCTTGGATAGCGACGAACTGAGCGCGTGGGGGGTTGCCCATAATCGGACGACGGGCTGCGGGGACGTCACTAAGTAGTTGCGACAACTGATAAGGCGTATTAGCCGTAGTCAGGGTAAGCGTGCCTGCCCAGGGAGTGTTCGAGACGGGCATCAGGGCCTTCTCCACAACTTGCTGGTTGCCGTCCAGCTTCGGTCAGCGCAAACCTTGATCCACTGCCACAGGCTGTAGCAGAATAGTTCCCACAAATGATCCTCCATCCAGACAAATCGCCTCTGAAGATCATTGTGTTGCTCGCGCTGGATCTCAATGATCCGTACCTGCGTTCGATCAATCTCCTGAAGGAGTGTCGCATTGAGAGCAGCCATCGCGGCGACCAGCGCCGTTTGATCGTTCGCTTCTTGCTCTTGCAACCCCCGCAGGATCAGTAGGACTTCGACCTGGTTCCCCTGCGTGTGCGCACGAAGCTCGTCCTTGGCCGACTCCAGGGCTTCAGCGGCGCGATACTGATTGGCTATCAACTTCTCCAACCGATCGTCAATGACTGGCCCGACAAAGCGGGTGATCTGCGGTGTAGGCACGCCCCAAGTAGACATCGGCGATAGCTCCTTACGGCGTGATCGCCAAAAGGTGAATCTTCTGGGTATCGGTGCCTAAGAAGTAGAACTCGTCAAGGTTCGTGATCCCGTGCGGGAAGGGACCGATACGCTTTGCGTTGTTCGGGCCGGCGGTGACGATAGCGCCGTAGTCAGTAGCAGAAACGCCGGAGCCGCCGATTTTGACATCGGCGTTGCCTGTCTCGCTCTCGACCATCAAGAATGAAATAGGCGTGTGTGCGGTAATGGCACGGGTCGCTGTCGCCCCGAGAGTAACGGTAATTGCGCGAAGCGCCATATATTACTCCTATCTAGCTCTCTTTCATCACCATTCTGGGCATCTCCTGCCCGCTGGCTTTGCGCCCCGCCGGATTGACCTGCATCCCGATGCCGAGCGATTGAGCGGCCTGTAAGCGCTCAGTGATGCTGTTGGCCCCTGACGGGGGATTGCCTACATTGGGGATGCCTAAGACCTCAAGAAGCGTCCAGGGGTCCACCAGACCAGCCCGCGCCAACTGCAGATACAACAACTTCCGTTCGATTTCGCTGGCCGACAGCAGCGATCCCGGAGCGATATGGAATGTGAACTGGCGCAGAAACTCTTGCGCCCGGTCGAAGCGAGGCATCGGCCCTCGGGCCAGCGCCTCGGCGGTCGCTACCCCGCGATTGTCAAAGTCAGAAGCGTGGACATAGTCTGGAATCAAGCTGCCCGGATCGAAGTCGAAGTCCTCCGGCGTAACGCCATCTTCCCCTAGAAGGTGCAGCCGGATCGGCAGCGTGTCGAATTGGGCGAAGTTATAGGCCAACATCATCGCAAACTCGCGGACGAAGGACTCCATCATCCGGCTCCACAGGCGGATTTTGGGCGTCATGGCCTCTACCAGCCGCTCAATGGTGTCACCGGAGGGGAGTTGGTTGAGCCGCGAGAGGTGCCCGAGATCCCGAACGCCGCTCAGGGTGTCCATTTCGTTGATGAGGAACTGGATTGTCTTCTCGATCGTCGGGTCGAGCGGCGGTTCGAGCGCCAAGACCACGCCTTTTCCGGCGGTAGGATTGTGGCGGATGCGCAGACCGGCCCGGCGGGTGTCGATCGAGTTCAACTCCGACTTGCTGATCGAGTTCTTGTCGGCGATCAGGCCAGGACGCGCTACTCTCTCGTTATGGTCATCGACCACCCTCAGCAGGCTGTTGAGAGATTTCTGAAGCGGTAACAGGTCCCACAAGGGCGCTTTGCCGAGCCATGACCACGGCCAGGGGTTCAAGGTGAACTTAGGCAGCGGGATCAAGCCGTGCCAATACCTGTTCGGACCATCATGCAAGATGACCGTGTTGGTGGCAGTGATGCAGCGCCCACGCGGATAGAGCGGCTCATCCGGCTGGACGATGTAGGACCAGTTCGTCAGCGGGCGGCCAGCCTGATCGAATTCGCCCATCTGCACGGGGTAGCTGTTCTCATTACGGGAATCGTCCCGGAGATAGACCGTGTAATGATCGGCGGTGGGGATGCGAGGGATTTCCCGCGCTGCCTTGCCTCGGATGCGGTCCCAGAATGGGGAAACAGCCTCATAAATTTGGGCGGCGCGGGATTGAGCATCCTGCCGGGAGGAAGTCGAGCCGTCACGGTCAGGATGAATCTGGGAGGCGAACTGAGGCCACCGACGGCGCAGCGAGTTGACTGTCCGCTCCTCGCGGATGACGGCTCCGAAAGCGTCCTGCAACGTCAGGTTCGAGGAGGGCCGAATGGGGAGAACATCCCGAGGGTCCAAGGCGCGAACATCGGTGTCGCCTATCTCGGGGTTCCAGAACACATGCGGAAATCCGGTGCCCGCTACTAACCAATACTTGACAACCTCCAGCAAGCGCAAGTCGATCTGGCGCTGAAGGTACCAGTGGGTTGCGCGCTTGCCGAAGATTTCAGATTGCTTCTCGTAGCGCTTGTTCTGGGTACGGTATTCCCAGAAAGGCTTGATGTCGGTCAGATAGGCAGCGAGGTCGTCGGCGACCTTGGCGTAATGGTTGGCCGAGGTAGTCGAGAGGTTTCCGGGGCGGATGTCTTCGCGGGTCTGGCCGACAGCCTCGATGGACTTGGCGATCAGGTTGTAGCCGGGCTGAGCTTTGACGAAGGATTCCCCCTCCTGAATAGCTTCCCGTATCCATCCGTGGACTTGGCTGTCACGGTCGGAGGTTGGAATCTGGTCAGCCAAGGTTAGCCTTCCTCAAGGAAGCTGCGTCCGCTGCCTTGATCGAACCAAGCAGCCTCGTTTTGGACGTTATGATCGCGCTCAAAACGCTCGACGGAATGAAGGGTGGGCAGATCATGGCGGACGAAACCTTGACGGGCATAACGCTCGGGCATCCGGCGGTCGTTGCGGTCAGGGTAGCGGACTTCGCCGGTTTTGGGGTGCATCCAAACAACAGCTCGCTCCGATGGATGGATAGCAGGAACATGCCGATACCCGTAGGGGCGGATTGGCAGCGAGGTAATCGAGACTTCATCGTCGTGGACGATATGCCCATCGGCGATTTGCAGGTGGCGAACAGCCTGGGCGACCGCCAGTTCGCCATGCTGAGAACAGTCTCCCTCAATCGCTAGACCACAGGAGCAGCAGGCAAGGAAGGGCATGGCTCTACAGGTACTGATCCAGTAGTGCGATCATACGTTGACGACCCTGTTCAATCAGTTGCAAACGGTATTTTTTCTTGAACATTCCCTCTTCATCTTCAAGTGTCCAACCACCGATATAGAACTCATCCCCTGGCCGATACGGACCCTCTCCAGTTCCAGGCGTATTGACGTAGAAACACCGTCCGACTCTGCCATTCGGTAATCGTTCCAATGCGGTCCATTGTCCACAAATGTGGCGAGAAGTTGATGCGCCTTTCCATCCTGTCCAACTAACCGGCATCCCCCTATAGACGAACACTGGCTCAGGCCAGTCGCACAATAAATCCTGCGGAATACAATCTGAACCCCATAGATCTACGATAGAGGCTAGATTTGCTGTCGCCAGTGCTGGCAACATCACAACAAGTGTTCTCCGCTTCATGGCCTTATCCTCCGAGATAGCCCTGCAACGCCCGCGTGACGATTTCCTCGATGGCGTCCTCCAACGGCTTGCGCCCGGCGGCGTACTTAATCTTCTGAAGCAAGTCGGGCTTGATGTGGACAGGCTTACCGTCGAGCTTGATGGTGTTAGCGCGGCGCAGAAACTCAACTACGTGACCGCCGCTAGGGAAGTTGCGGCCAAGCAGCTTCTCAAGCTCCCGGCGTCGTTCATCGTTGAAATAGAGCGATCGGCCATCGTCATGGGACCAGCAGGAACGCAGGCGGGCGACGATGGCGGCTTCAGTGGTCAGCCCGAGAGCGCGAGCCTGAGACTGATAGACCCGGTAGGTCTCCTCGGGAAGTTCGATCGACAGGACGATGGTGCGGGCGGGGGCGGACTGCACAGGGGCGGCTGCCATACGGGAGATACAATACAGCAAGCCGGGGCGAGAGGCAAGATGGAGGTTAGCCCTCCGTCAGTTCCGAAAACCGCTCCTCCCACTCATCCCACATTTTAGCGGCTGAGATGTCGCTGGCCTGCCACGAGGGCACCTTCTCGCCCGCAAGGACCGGCTCCCGCTCGGTCTCTACTTCCATCGTCCAGTGGTGGCCAGCCCATAGGGTCAATAGGAGCGCCCGCAGGCGGTCATCGTGGGCGCCGTAGGCGGCCTTGGCCGACATCTTCACGGGATCCATCTCGGCGCTGCGCATCTCCTCAATCAGCCACGGGCTGTTGATCGTAACGCGGTCACGATGTATGAACTTGGCCCCGCGTACCCATAGGTGAGTGACCGACTTGGCGGTAGCGGTCCAGCCCAAAGCTCCAGTACGGCTCGGATGTGGGACCAAGGCATCGAGATAGGTCCAGACATATTGGTTGGTGTAGCCGAGCGTAATCATCTTACGCAGAGTCTGGAGACCAGGGCCGGGATAGACTTCGATGATCGAAAGGCACTGACCATCCTCGTTGGAGCCGCCGTAGAGACGCCCGAGGGCGTTGGCGACGATCCCGAGGTCCTCCGGGTCGATTGGGGCCGCATACTCGGCAACCTGCACGTCTGGTTCAGGCTCCTGGCCGATTCGCAGGACAGTGATCGCCCCGTTGTCAACGGTAATGTCATCCCGAGTGCGCAGCATACGGTCCCAATTGGGGATGCCCATGGTCGGGTCGATGCCCATAACGTAGGAGGCGCGTGGGCGCGGAGGTTCCCAGAGCCAGATAATGCCGCGAGGGTCGCGGTCGATTTCCCCAGCGTCGAGCGGAGAGAGAGTCTGAGTGGTTCCGATCGTATAGGAGGTGGGTGTAGGCATCATTTCCAAACAGTAGTTACGTAAGCTCCTGTTGGAGTATGATATTCTGTACCTTCCAGAACTACCCATTGCAGATTTGTTCCCGGACAGTTGGGTGAGAGTTCCGCATGGCTAACCATCAAGCAGCGTATCAGATCATCCGTCAACGCTCCATCTATTGCAGTACTACCCTCCTGTTTGCAATCCAGGCAACGCCACTTCTGTTTATCCAATTTAGTAACCCTCCCTTTTAGGAGTCACGTCGCTGTATCATCGGCGGGACTATCTTCCCGCCTTTCACCATCACGAGCCAAACGGTGACGATGTTTCAGCTTCTCAGCATCCAAGTGGGCTGCAAGTTCATTGGCTGCCTCAGTGAAACGGTTGCCTGCGGAGGCGGAGATTGACACATTGGACCTGTCTGGACTATCAACATCATATTTTGGCTCAGACTTGAGAAAAGCCTCTCCCGTCTCTTCCAACATTTGATATGGTCCTTTTATCATGATGCTCTCCGTATCAATTCATAGGGTACGCCCGCGCGCGCTCTCAAGTCCAGCCGCTCCATCAACTCGGCATCGAAGGCAGCCTGGCCGGAGTGCTGAAAACTTTCCTCGGGAGTGGCGCAATAATTCGTAAGGAAGATATTCAGCGTAGATGAACTTGGCCCCACGTGCCCATCGCCGTCGCCCTGCGCTGCTCTTCGAGTCGTCTCCCACCAATACATTTGCTCTGGTGAAGGACTGTAGCGATAACCAACCAGCCTTGGGCTGGTATCCTCAATCTTGCGAGCAGCCAGTACGGTAGTTTCGAAGGGTCGCCAGTCAACAGGCGGATTGCGTCGATAGCGCTTCGGCTCAATATACCAGGGGGTGAAGCTATAGATCCAATCGACGCGGCGGCCTGCTCGGACAGCTTCACTAAAACTATGCCACCAGTTGCCTCGACCGTTTGCGGCGCTTTCCAAAAAAGCGAGGGTGTCGATCGACCGGGGCAAGGTCGGGAAGAAATCGTTCTCGATTGTCAGCGGATATTCCCAGGAGGCACATTCGGTAAGATGACCAGTCGGAAAGTTGCTTCCCTGCCCGATGCCAGTATGTTGAAGACCCTGCTGGTAAAGAATATGCGAATTGAGCCGATCAAAATGAAGATGTTGAGACTTCACATCAAAACCGATAGAAGGATGAAGAAACCAAGGAAGGTTGTCGAGAATTAACTTGTCGCGCCGGTAGAGTTCAAGGATCTTACCCTCACTGACGGAGGCGGCAAGCGAACGGGTATTCTTGTGAAACAGGACGCGGTGAAGCATTAGGGCGCGGGCCAACATCGTAGCTCCCAATTGGCGAGCTTTGTGACAGGCGATCCGAATACCGTCGGCTATTTTGGCACGGTCGAAGGAGTCCCACTGGGATTCTTCCGCCTGGCCGATGAGCTTGAGCATGATTTCCTGGGAAGCCCAGAAGGTCATCGGGCCGACGCCGCCTCCCATCTCGGGGTCAATGTCGATGGTGGCGTAGCGTTCGGCGAAGTAGCGGAAGTCGCACATCGACAACAGCACTTCGTTGATGCAGAACAGGCTCTCCTCGCGGGTCAGCGGACGCTTCAATCCCTTGTCAGTCACCAGCGAGTGAATCTCAAGAGCGCGGCCCTGCGACTCAGACGGGGCGTGTCGCTTGAGGCGGACTTTCGTTGCGCTCTCGACCTGCTCAGTGCGGCGAAGGATGATCTTGTCGGAGTACACTCAGTCCTTCAACTCAATCATATCCTTCAGCCTGAATCTCCGCTTACACTTCCAGCATGTCCCTACGCCGCCACTAGTTTCATTCGCGTCGTACCACTTTGTTGCAATAACCCCTCCTACTCCCCACCACATGCCGCGCCGCCCGTCTGGAAGTTCTACGAAATGGTTGCTATCCATGCCGTCGTCGGACAGATTGTACTCATCGTAGGGACAAAGAACAGGTATGCCATTGGCGGCATCGTCTTTCGTGGATTTCATTCCGTCTCCTGCCCCACCGGGCTGACGATGCCCTGCTTGCGACGCATCTCCTGACGCAACTGGGCTAGTTCGTCTACGTAGGTGATGGCGTCATCGTCAAACGGTAGAGCCTCTGGCGAGGGCTTGATGCCCAACAGCGCCGCCTCGACCAGGTTATACAGACGCCGCAGGCTCTCGTTAAGGACGCGAAGTTCGGCCAGCATAGCCTGATTGATGACGTAAAACATCCCGAGCAGTGCCATACCAAAGAACAGCAGCAGAAACAGCGTGACGTACATCATGTTGGAATCTCCGGCTCGGCAGGGCGGCCCGGCCTGACCTGAACCATCTCGATGATCTTCTCCATGCCCTGATCGGGGCCGAAAGAGGCGGAGAAGGAGTTGAAGTTAGCGACCAGGGGGGCGTCGCCGGTGACCCCCAGCGCCTGCATCATTATGTGGCGGGATTCGAGGTCGCCGGGCTTCTGGATGACCCCATGACCCGAGCAGCGCGGGCAGAGCGACTTCGACTTGCGGCTGAGTTTGCCCTTGCCCCGGCAAGTCGGGCACAGATCGGTGAAGGAGGCGGCATCGGAGGCGATGTTTTCCATCACCTTGGGAGCGAACGTGGACATCGCCATCAGGCCCAAGTTGACCTGATGACGCCGCCAGACATCCTGAAGGTCGGTCAATGTGACGGCATGATGGCGGCAGAGCGTCACTAGCGTCATACGGGAGTTGCGCGGGTCGGTCATGGAGGTCTGCAAGTCACGGAACCGTTGCTCCTCCTGGAGAGCAAGGGCGGCGGTAAACTCCCCCAACGGGACGTTATGAAAGAACTTGTGCATCGAGGCGTCGTAGCGGGGGTTGTCAGGGACCGGGCGATTGTCGAGGTCGCGTTTCATGTCACCTTCCGATCCACATTGGGGATTTCCAAACCTTCAAGAAGCGTCCAGTTGTCGATTAAGCCGACCCTGTGTAGCTGCATGTATAACATCATTCTCTCAATGTTGCTGATGGACAAAAGCGCCCCCGGAGCGATGTAGAACTGACGAAGGAGTTCTTGTGCTCGATCAAAGCGCGGAAGCGCTAAAATCGGAAGCGTCAACAGAAAACGACGGGTCATGTTATCTCCTCCGGGGCGGTGTTCCCAAATAAAGCATAGTACTCAGGCGAGGCTCCTGCAACGCCCCACTTCTTTCGAAAGTAAGCCCGGTTGCGGTCAGCCTGCTTTTGGATGGCATGGGCCTCAGCATCGGGAGCGGCTTTGAGAGTCTGACTGGCGTGGTGCAGGAATGGCAGATCGAGCGAACAGGCGGTGATGCCCGCACGATGCAGGCGCACGTGGTAATCCCAGTCCTCGCAAAAGGCGATCTTGAAGTTCTCATCAAATGGGCCGACGCGGTCCCAGGCAGAGCGCCGGATGAGGAAACAAGAGAAGTCGGGATGGGGGCGTTTCAAGGCCGGGTCGGGAGGCAGGTACGGACTGCCGATCTTCTCTCGCTCTCTTACGCCGATTCCAGTAACGAACTCCCCGCCATCTTCCACTAGTCGTCTATACGTATCGGGCCGAAGCTCTACGTCATTGTTCACCACCAAAACGTAGTCTTCGCTCTGTGCGAATATCCACCGCAACCCGGCATTCCAAGATTCAGCCACTGATCGGGGCGGGCGGGAATGCCAGATACCAAGATCGGCTTCGGAATCATTCGGCAGCCATCGGCTGATGCCCTCGTCGCTGTTGTCTATCAACAGAATGAAGAGGTTGCCGATGTCCTGAGCATAGAAGCTGGCAAGAGCGGGGCGAGTAAGATGCAGGCTATTGCGGTGAGGACAGAGAATCCAGTTCATCGACATCCTCTTTTCACTGAAGAATTGCCGCCAACGCTGTGGTCTTTCCCCGCGTATACTCAACTTTTGCCATAGCGAGGGCTTGTTTATATTCATCCCACGTGTCTATGCCCTTATGATTAGCCAACGCTACGGCTCTCGCTTGTTCATACTTCACTTGTGCTGGAGCTATTGCACGGTAGTACTCCACCCACACTGGACTTACATCCTCTTGGGTTGCAACGGTCATCACCCAAAGGCAATCCCCCAAACCATTCGCATTGAGGATCACTGTCAAATTAATCGGCTCGTTGCATTGTACGGAGGTTAGTCCTCCCAGGATGCTGTCTAGATGCTCGGGGTTCGCATCTGGGGCCAAGCCGATCAAAAATAACAAGCTAGCGAAGCGCTCAGATATGCACGCTAGGGACCAACCGCTGACAAAACCGGTGTCTGCCGCTGCCGCCACACAAGCGCGATGCTTGTTTATTAGGTTGATGGTTGTGGTCAGTGTCATTTCACGGCCTCCAGTGATAATACCCACCAATCCCGAGCGGCGCTCATGCCCGAAATCGCCCGCCAATCAAAGGGCTTGATCTGCGCCCAACGAACGCAGTCATCGCCTGCTAGGGTAAGAGCCAGGCTTTGACGGCGAAAACCCCAACGGTGTCTGTCGCTTTCCAGCCCCTGGTAGGCCCCATACAGGTTGACGCAATAGATGTAGTCGTTGATCTGCCCGAGAATCCAGCGCTGAGCGAGTTGCCAGAGGTCGGGGACAAACACGAGCAGGCTGCCTCCAGGGGCGAGAACACGCCAACACTCTCGAATCAAGCCATCACCCTCACCGCAGCCAAAGTGTTCGAGGACATGATGCAGGCAGACGATTTCGGCGCTCCCGGTCGGGAAGGGCAGGACAGCGCCGTCAGCGAGCACGTCGGGAACCTGATCGGGCGGGCGAGAGACGAGGTCGATATTGGTCCAGCTTTCCCCGAAGCGGCGCTGACCGCTGCCGATGTTGAGTTTCAGCATCTACTCCTCTATTAGCTGCATCGCGTCTACATTCATCATCCGTTCGACCCGGTAATCGGTATTGGCAGCCCGGCTAAAGCGAGCAACCGCCTCGATGAAGGAGCCGCCCCTTGAGTACATTAGCGTCATAGACTGCGCTTCTCCTTGGACTAGCCATCGTGCTGCACCCTCAGGAGCCTGCCGATTGTAACTGATACGTATTGCCCGATCTGGGTTTTGGATCAGCCAGCGGCGAATCCAGAAGATCGTTCGGGGGTTCATGCGCAACTCCTGTTTCTGAGCAGGACATTCTCGGCGCCAACAGTTCCGAGCAAGCCAACGACGCATCAAAACGATGGTTTTGGAGTTCACGTGCTCACCTCTTTGCCTACAAGTTCCCTAAGTTGCTCAAACTGGCCCGGCTCCAACTGGTCAATGTTGTAAACAACAAGTGGTGAGCCATCTAAATCCGTCGCACGTATCAGGAGTGCCATGATAGCCCACTTCTCCTTCATCGCTTTGCCAACAGCTTCCATCTGCCATGTAGATATTCTCCGCCTATCCCAAATCACGATTATGCGTTTTGATTCTTGCGTCATACGTGCTCCAGCAGAACGTTCTCCGCGTCCTGCATGACCAACTGAAAACCCGGCAGCATGGCCAGCAGTTCCGAGCGCACGGCCTGTCCCTCGTACATCTCGCACTCATAGGCTTCCATGTAGAGCCAGTGGGTACGGGCCAAGGTCTTTCGACCGCCCTCGATCATGTCGCGCTCGGCTCCCTGGATGTCAGCCCATAAGAGATGAATTGGGCCAATGGGTAGTTCCCGCCCTGCAAGTTTATCTAATGTAACGCAGGGTACCTCGATAGTTTGGTCGAATCGGCACCAGGGCCAGTGCTCCTGATGCAAGAGCGGCTGCCGGATTGAACTAGAAGCAGGAACCACACCAACATCGTTGTCGCTTAGGTGTAGGGTAATCATGCCCGTGTAGGATGCGATTGCAGCCTCCACCATCTGAAACCCCCATATTTGGCGTAGCAAGGGATAGTGGCGTGGATCGGCCTCAACGGCAAGATATTTGGGCGCTCCAGAGCACAGACTCCGCAACCAGACTGTATCATTCCCCCGATGAGCGCCTAACTCAATCACCGTAGGATCGGGGATAGTCCGTAGGATGTCGGCAATCCGCTCCCTCACTGCTGCCCCCATTTTTCTGCGAAGATTCGCGCACCTTCGGCGGTATCAGCCGTTCCCTTTCGCATGTAGGTGTTCATACAGGGCGAATGGAAACCGTGTTTGACGATTACGTCGGCTATGAGCAGGTTCCAGCCTACTCGGCGGATACGTTCGCAATAGTCGAAGTCGTCATGCCCGTAGCTGGTGAACTGTTCGTCCCACCCGCCAATCAGGTCGATGATCGCCCGGCGAATGTAGATCAAAATGAAAGCGAGCCTGGTAGCAGTAATAGCCCAGTAACGGTAGTCCGCTTTCACGACTTGCTGTTCTACGATTCCGCAGCCTCCGTCAATTCGGGGAGAAACGACCGCGATCTTGGAGCGCATATATGCGGCGTCTTGTAGTCGCTTAACCGTATCTGGAGTGATAAACTGCGTGTCGTCGGACGCCATTAGAACGTCAGCCCTACCGGCCGCCAGCAGCCCCAAGTTGATGTTACGAGGCATGACGTAGGGCTGCGGGCCTTCGACCACTGCCCAATCTGACGGAGGTTCGATCGCCGGGCCGTCGCGGACCAGGATTTTGCGACAGAAGGTGTCCGGCTCGTACTGCTGCTGTGAACACAGGAACTGAGCGAAGATGTCCGGGTAGCAGGCTGGAACGACTAAGGCTACCTCTCGCATAGGCCTATCCTCTGAAAGATTTCATTAAACCGGCGCTCATAGGTGTGATCCCGCAGGCAGCGCTCGTAGCCACGACGGGCGATGGCCATTCGTTCGCTGCTGTGGGCAAGATAGTAGCGAACCTTATCCACTAGATCGCCTAGCCCCTCAAACACACCAATCTCTTTGCCGAGTTCAAAGTAGTCGCCCAAGTTATCGGCTACATTCGTCAGGAGGAACCCTCCGCAGGAGGGAACCTCGAAGTTCCGCCCCTTGATCTGACGACAGCCCGGCTGGGCAGCCTCAGCGAAGTTCAGGTTGATCTTGCTACTGCCGAAAACGCGGATCATATCCTCCTGGGTGAGCCTGCCGTTTCCATGATTCGGACCCCAGACTTGAACATTGATGCCCGCGTCTCGAAGCGCGTTGAGATAGAGATGGCGATCCCCATGCGAGCGTCCGACAAAAGTTACAGAGTGCTCCCAATCCCTATCCCTCTCGTAGAGGATAGGGTTCGCTCCCCACTGGCTCTTGATGACATTCGTGTAGCCGATGGAGGCGTACTTGGCCGGAGCCTCGCTGGCGGTAGTGACGATCCAGTTGAAGCACGGCGCCCACTGACAGGAGAAGCTGTCCCACCGCCAGTGGTCGTCGCAGAACCAATGAAGCGTGGTGGTGAGGCCGCTGTCGGAAATCCGCCGCATGGTCTCGCGGCTGACCTCGTCGTACATGAAACAGGCGAACAGCAAATCGGGTCGTTCGTCTTTGACAAGCTGTTCCAGATCGCGGTTCATCGCCTCGTTCCCTTGTCGGCGAGAGTTCTGGAAGTAGTCGAAGTAGATGATCCTGTGTCCCATCTGCCGCAGGGAATCGTAGAAGTTGTAGTGCTCGAAGCTGCGCCCGGCGGTCGGATCGCCGTAGTCCCACTCGTTAGCTACGTAGAGAATGTTCATGACTTGTTCGCTTGAATCGCCTCAGGCATCAACTGAAGTCCTAGACCTACGCCCATAGCGTGCTTCTCGGCACGCTCCAGCGCCATGAGAATGGCATCGATCTGATATGACGTTAGTTTCAGCGTCATGCCGTTCTTTAGGACTACTATCCCGCCTCGTGAACCTTCGCTATCCTGTATCGCCACCACCTCATCCAGATTCACGTAAATGTCCCTATCTCGGTATATCATCATTCACTCCATCACCACTCCCGCCACTCTCGCCATCGCCTCATGCCCCACTGCTTTCTCCCCAAAGCTACTGGTCAACCCTGCGTTATGCACCACATGTGGATGCACCGCACCCACCTTGAATCCTGCCCCTCTGATCCTCTGTGTGTACTCCCAGTCTTCCGACTTGGCCACCCCCACAACTTTGGCATCCAGCATCCCGAACCTGTCCCACGTCTGCCACTCCATCAACCAACTCAGCCCGCCGACCGTGTAGTATTCGCGGATCTCGCCGTGCGGATAAGGGGTAACGGGCGCGGGTCGGCCCACCTCTATACCCTCGATGGCGTGGTAAGGATGGTTATATCCCCCAAGAATCCTGTAGCCCTCCACGCATGCTGCGGGCCACGCGACCAGCAGCCTCTCCAACCATCCGGGGGTGAAGTAGGCGTCGTTGTCGCTCATGTAGAGCAAATCCCCCCGGCTCCAATACAGTTCCGCCGCCCGGATGCCGAGATTGCGTACCAGCCCGACGATGCCCTTGGAGCGAGATAAGCGGACAATGACAGTATCATCACGCCCGGTAGTCGTCAGATCGAGGACGCCCCGAGTCTGGAGTTGTGAGCCATCATCAACAACAGTTAGACTGAATGAACCGCGCTCGGTGTGGGCGTAGAGCGAAGACAGCGCCTGCTCGGTAAGGCGAGGGCGATCCTTGACTAGCATGACGATGTTGACGGTCATTCAAGGACTCCGCCTATTCAAGTAAGCGCAATGCAGAAACTCAACATAGTAGCGGAGATCAGCCACTGACCGCTCCAGCTCATCAAGGCGCTTGACAAGTTCCTCAAAGCGCTTGAGTATTTCACAAATATCATGCACCGAATGCTCTAGTCCCTCAATGCGATCGCGTAACACACGTATGTCTGCATCCAGGTAGAGGAGATCCTGGCGTCTATCAAGCTCGTTTTGAGGTCCAGCGTGCATCATAGGTCCGTGACCGTGTGGACACAGCGCCCCACCGTACCTCATTGGGGCTGTTGCCCCGCATACCAAGCAGACATCGTAAGCAGCTTGATTCGTCATATCAGTTTGTTCTTCATCACGACCGACAGTCCCTTCATGTAGGGGCTTTCATGGCAACTTGACTCCGTTCACGACCAGAAAAGCCTTGATCCAAGGGAATCCGACCTTCAGGAACCATGTGAAAACGAGATAGAGCGCAAATAACTCGATTATCACAACCGTCCAAAACCAAGTACGTTCGCTCATGCCCTCACCTCCCACGGCAACACATCCCGCATCTCATCCCACAGCCATCGGTGAGCGTCCGCGTGTGTCTGCTCATCGGTCAACCCGCGCTCCCGAAGCCAGTCTTGGTAGGCAGGCTTGGTAGAAGTCTGCCCGCCTTTGTGCAGGCACGAGACGCCGACCATGCGGATGCGATAGCCCTGACGGCGGGCGACACCGCAGAGCCAGTAGTCGTAATTATGGAAGATCAACTTGTGAACCGGCCACCCAGCCCACTGCTTCATCCCGTCCTGGTGCCACGCTCTCTCCAGGATCACCCGGCGAACAATCAGAGCGAAGCCATCAAGCACGGCCACGTCGCACGCGCCGGTGAATCGCTGGCCGTGCTGTTCGGCGTCTGTAGTATTCGAGAGGTATCCGTAGCGAGCGAGGTTCTGCAAGCGGTAGGGCGAGCGGTAAAGGTCGGGGCTGCCATGTCGCAAAGCGCCGCCGAAACCGATGAGGCCGACCGAAGGATCGGAAAACTCGGCCAGCACACGCTCGGGCCAATCAGGATCGTAAATCTCCACGTCGTTATGCAGGTAAGCCAGAATGTCGGCCTTAGCTACCTCAAGTAACTCTTGGTACATAGCAACCACCGACCCGACTCCCGTTACAAAGTACCGATCATCTCCAGGCCCGCTAACAGGTTCGGAAGGACAGGCCATGCAGACTGTCATGGTCACTTCAGGCCCTCCAGAAACCACTTCTTCCAGCAGCCTTCCCACAGCCGGGGCCATTGAAGATGCTCGACGATACCGACTGCACGCTCAGGGTCGCGCCAGCTCGATTCGGCCAGCACCTTCTGAATGCAGGCGCTCCAGTCGGCAGGCTCAAACACCGGACGGAGCAAATTGTAGGGGCCGTCGAGGCGATAGCTGACGGGGCGCACGAGCAGGTCGTCGTCGTTGCGCAGCAGGCAAGCGCCGCCGCCGTAGTCGCCGTGAATAACCGGGACGCCGCAAGCCAAGCTCTCAACGATCGGATAGCCGAAACCCTCGCCGAGCGACGGCAAGATCGTCAGGTCGCAAGCTGAGTACAGATAGCTCAACTCCACGTCGTTCTTGGTCTCTGACATCGTGACTCGAACAACGTCTGCCAGCCCGAAATCTTGGATTAGGGCATAGATCGACCAAGCGCGGACCATCGCATCGACGTGAACCCAAAAACGCAAATTCTGAATCTTGGAACGCAGGTCAGCGACGGCGGCGAATGCGAGGCCCCAGTCCTTCCGGGTCTGATTGGTCATGACGCAACCAATCAGAATGTCGTGCGCATGAATGCCGAGAGTCATCCGACCGGGAGCACGCTCGCGGGGCGAGAAGGATGCAGGGTCATATCCGTGCGGCAGCCAGTCTACCTCTGTGCCGAGCGAACCGCTAAGAATACTGGCTCCCCAGGGCGTATAGGCCAACCGGCGGTTGAAGCCTCTGACGGCAGCGACCGCGAGGCCGGTTAGGCGGTCGCCGGGTCCGGTTGCATCGACCGGGAAGTAGCCCCAGCGGCGGAAGGGCGGGCGGCGGAGGAAACTGAATGTCTGTTGATCGAACGCCTCTGGCCGGGGGTCTACCAACCAATGCAGGCGGACCGGGTCCCAGATCGTCATGAGAATGCCAGAATCGCCTTTGGAGAATTCCCGCCAGACCCGTTCCAGGTGTTGCTCACCCCAGTCCCAGCGCTCATCGAAAGTGTATTGATGGAAAGGGAGCTGGCTGGAACCGCAGCCGCCACGCCCTAGGAACCCGACACGAAACTCGGGGAGTGACGATACGCGGACGGCCAGATCGCGGCTGATGCGTCCGAGGCCGGTCTGGAGGTCGGGGGAGTCGCCAAGAAACAGGATAGGAGTAGGTTTCACGTCACCGCCTTGCTTCTTCTAGGCATCTCAGGGTCTCCAGTTGTCTTGCCAACCGTCGCCGCTTGATCCCCTCCAGCGTCAGGTAGTCGTGAATCACAGCGTCCAAGAGCATCAGGTTCTGCGGGCAGTTGTGCGCCCGGCGCTGGTCGATGTGGTGAACGTGGAAGCCTGCGGGCAACCCATCGCCATTCAATCGGGCCTTCAGCCACTCCGGGCAGAAGATTTGTAAGGAAACACACATAACCACACGATGCTCGTATCGGTGCCGGTTCGGGCCAGCGGTGAGCCGAACATAGCCTTTGGCCGTCGTAGTATGCCCGGAATGGCCGTTTCGGGGCTGTTTTATAACGCCCGTGTCATATTTCACAGCTCACGCCTTCCCGTGCATTTCTAGGCCCAATTGTTGCGTTCTAGGTGTACTTCCAGCGATTCTCCGGGCTGCCCTAGCCGCCGCAAGGCGTTCCGCGCCGGCCACAGCCTGGCTCTCGGACAGTACTCGCCGACGCTTGACTCCTGCCAACTTGATCGCGGCCTTGGGAGGTAACCCCCAAGCCTGAAGGTCCTGCGCTCTGCGCCCCTCCGGGGTCCGTGAGATGTCGCCTTGCCAGAAAGTTCCGTCGCCTAGTAGGTTTCGGACCAGTTCCCGTAGACGCCGAGGCTGCACGGGCCGAGCATTCAGCATCATCAGGCATAGCCTGCCAGCGTCACAATACAGGTGACCTCGCCGCCCGGGGATGATCGGATCGCCGCACTCGTCGCGGCGGATCTTCAAGCGATAACGCTCGGCGAGGGATTCCAGGGCAGTCATGTTTTCTCACCTCAGAGCGAGAAGCGCCTTATATTTCCGCAAGTGCCTTAATCCGCGCGCCTCGATCATCCGCACACGCTCGCGCGTGACATTTAGATCACGACCGAGTTCCTCAAGGGTTTTCTCCTCACCATCAAGACCAAAGCGCTGGCGAATGACTTTCTCCTCTCGTGGGGACAATCGAAGGAGTGCTTTATCGATACACAACTGGGTATCAATCAGTTCATCTGGCGGCGGCACTGTCAGATTCCGAGCCGCTTCGAGCGGCAAGAACATCTCGGCATCGACATGGTAAGCGCAGAGTTTCGGCCAGCGCTGCGCGTACAATTCAATGGGGAACAATTCACTGACGGGCATATCCAGGACTTCCGCAATCTTGAGGGCAGTTTCTGTAGCCTGGGCAGTTCTCGCCCTGTAAGGCGACTTCGCTAGACGTAACAGTTCTCGCAAAGTCTCGGCAGAGACACCTGCAATTTGCGCGGCAACCGGAATGGGCGATCTGAGGCCAGCCCTACCTTCAAGCAAGAGCCTGGCCGTCTTGCCAAACCGATCCCGTAACGCCTGCCAGAGCACGGCGTTTTTGAAGCGCAATTCAACACGAAGGCTCTTCACGGCTCATCCCCAAAATCCGCAGGCAGCAATCCCCCGGCAATCTTATCCTCCGCGGTCCGGTCAGACAGGTCCTTATCGTCCCCGCAAGCGAGCGCCCGGAAGCCCTCATTGAGTCGCCGCTGTAGCCGCCAGTCGCCTCCGGGTGCGCGGCGCGGGTCCGTCCAGTCGGGATTCCAGTAAGGCGAATCGCTCATTCCGCCTCCGAGTCTCTGTAGGGAAGCCGCGTAGCCATCACACGGGCGCCTGGGTGGCAAACGCACCGCTCTACGCACTCGACTCCGTACTTGGTTACAGGCCGCCAGCCTGTGCTGTCGCACTGCGGGCAGTGCGGTTGCTGCTTTGCCGGTCTCAGCCGATGTCCGGCCCTCCAGGCGTCTGCTTGCGATGGGCAAAATTCAACCTCGTGTAATACGTCCGTAACCCACTGCCGGAGCGCGTCGCCGCCGCCGGCAAAACTGAAAGCACCTTGTAGCGTGTCGATGAATTCGCGCTTCGCCTCCTCAGTCTCAGGATAGCCTCGCAGCCCCGATAGCCGGGCCATTTGCTCAGAGCAGAATTGGCGGTCGGGTATGGCTATTGAATTATCCATCTCCCCCCTACTTTTTTTGAATACCGCAAGCTGCCGCGCCGCGCCGCTGCTACCAGTTTGTCGAATTCCCTCTCAAGTTGAGCCTTGAGAAGCAAGTCTTTTTCTTTTTCGTTATGAATGCGCTCGATAGATCGAACGATAAACTGTTTGCGTTCCCTGAAAGTCATAACCGCCTCAACCTCTCCACTTCGGAGTACTCTCGCTTATCTGAAACCGCCTCGCCGAAAGTGCCCTCCCACATGCCGTCGCGGAGGAAGTTCTCCAGGCTCACGACTACGCCCCGGCTGACCTCGGAGGAAAGTTTGTACGCCTCGACGCCAGCAAGAATTCTCGCCTCGGTTTGAACGTCTTCGCACCGCGAGAGAAAAGTCTGACAGGCTAGGTCTGGTTTCCTGATCCTCGGGGCGATCGGTTCCCGCTGGCAAGCGGCAACCAGTCGCTCCCATCCGGCCCGTGGATCGTAGCCGTTTTTCGGCGCAAGCGCCGCCGCGAAATGCTCTCGCGCGCGCGTAGAGGTTTTTCGCTCATCTTCAGGTTTTCTTTTCAGGAAAGACACAGACACAGAGTCAGAATCAGACGCGGTGCTTAAGGGGGGCTTACTTAAGTTCTTGATTCTTCTAGCATTAACCATTCCACCCCTGCGCCCATCTTCGATTGATTTTGTTTTCTCTCGTAGTTTCTGCTTCCGCATAACGGCCAGTTTTCGATTGCGATACCTCCCGTTTTTCAGGTTGAAATGAGGGAATACCATCGGCCCGGCGGCGCTGAGTTCCGCGATAGAAAAATTGGTCATCCTTGCCAGCTTTTCCGGGTCATTCGGAATGTACCCATCCTTCCATTGGTACATCAGCAAGTCGAGGTAAATTGCCCTGGCCGTTGCGGTCATGGTCAACCGCGTCGGGGATGTGAGCCAATCATCCACGTATAGCGGCATGAACGGCAGCACCGCCATCATCGCCACCAGCGTTTTGACTTGTCGGATTGTAACAATAGCCCCTCCTAGCAAGGGTGTGGGAGCGGTGCTGCTAGGCCACCGCCCCCGGTGACCTTCTTCGGTTACTACGTCTAGGGGCCGTCGCCGCCAGACATGAGGATTATCCGCCATCTTGCAGCCCGTGTCAAGAGAAAAGTTCACGGCAGCAACTCGATCGACCGATGCTCTCCCACCGTGCGCCGGAGCCAGCCTTTCTTTTCGAGTGCACGTAAAACCAGCGTGATGTAATTCAGGGACCAATCGCACCGCTGTGCGATTTCGGCAATGCTCGGCGAACGCCGCTGCTCCTGGAAGTAGCGGACAACTTCAGCGAAGACTCGTTGTTGTGAGGGAGACAGGGGCAAGGGCATCAGTAGTACTGCCTCCCATACCAATCTCTGAACTGCTTCATGCTGTCGCACCAGATGGCCTTATAGCGTTCGCGTATACGCTCGGCAAGCCACTCTGTTTGTTCAGTGTTCGGCTTCTGGCCTTTTCGTTTCAGCTCCAGGAAGAAGCCGTCAAGTTTCCCGAACGATGCGGGCCGAATAGCCAAAATATCGGCGGCGCCGATTTCGCCCATGCGTTGACGCCCCCGCAGCCCCCGTGGCCGGTGGCGGATGATGCGCCAGTTTCTCTCGTGCAGGAAGTCGAAAACCTGCTTCTCCAGATCGGCTTCAACCAGCAGGCTGTCCTTCGGGTCAATCTTCGATGGTCGTTTCGGCATCCAGCACCGCCTCCACATTTTTCCATTGCAAGGCGAACGCAGCTATAGCTGCATCGAAAGATCGCTTAGCCACGAGTCGATCACCTGAGAGCCAACCAGGAGAATCTTGTACGGCTTGATAGTGTTCTTGAGCATAGCGAATCCGCTCAATAGCGCTACGAACGAGACTGCGTAGCGCCTGCATGTCCGTTCGTCTTCGAGCATCACGTCGAATACGTTTCACGATTTCCTCCCCAGGATGATCTGCTGTTCTCTCGACGCGTATTGCCGATTGCGCACTCGTTCGCCTTCGAGGAGCGCGTCGAACATCCGGTTTGTCCGCTGCATGATCCGCAGGGCGGTACACGCCGCCGCCAGCACCTCAGCTCTCGCTACATCATTCGGCAACGCCCGCAACAGAGCGATGATCTGCTCACGGGTCTCCTTACGCTTTTCTACCCGCTTCGATCCGCGAAACATCAGCCCTCCGCTTTCTCGAATTGCCCGTTGGCGTTGAGCCGATACCAAACATGCGGCTCAAGGCATCCTTCGCCGGGGCCGGTTCGGGAACAGCGCATCTCTGAGCGCTGATCCGATTCGTTCCACCAAGCGAGAGCAATACATCCAAACTCGCCAGCTTTTGCTCGTGATTGTAGACCAGTACAAACGGCTGCTGACGATAATCCGCTGGCCGCCGCGCTGGACCTGTCGCCGCTGGTCGCCGCGCTGGACCTGGCGCCGCTGGCCGCCGCGCTGGACCTGTAGCCGCTGGCCGCCGCGCTGGAACTGTCGCCGCTGGTCGCCGCGCTGGACCTGGCGCCGCTGGTCGCCGCGCTGGACCTGTAGCCGCTGGCCGCCGCGCTGGACCTGTCGCCGCTGGTCGCCGCGCTGGACCTGTCGCCGCTGGTCGCCGCGCTGGACCTGTCGCCGCTGGCCGCCGCGCTGGACCTGTCGCCGCTGGCCGCCGCGCTGGACCTGTCGCCGCTGGCCGCCGCCCGCTTCTTTTTTTGTTCGTCGCTCATGCCGTTCGTTCTCCTTTTTTCAGACTGCTAACTCCTCACTTATGGCAGCCCGGAAATGGGCGAGGGTCTATCCTCTCCCGGCTCTCGCTCCGTTCCCCGTTCCAGCTTCGTGCAGATTTCCTCGTACTTGTCGATCGTTACTTCCGTGCTGTGAGCGAAGCCGTACCGCGCCAGCAACTTCTTCATCTCGTCATCGGTCCAGCCAGCCTTTTTGCCGATCGCGTACATACGTTTGCGTCGGGGGTCGCTGATGACCGCGGGTTGACCACCGCTGCTAGGTGGCGGTGGCTGTTGACCGGGCGTAGAAGGCGCGCCCATTTCTTCGGCGCTGACTTCACCCGCGCCGATCGCATCACTGATGGCTCGATTCTTCGCCCGCGTGTGCGCCGTGGCGGGAATGTCGCCCGGATGCGCCCAATGCTCGCGTCCATCACATCCAAACTTGCAACACGTATGGCTACTCCATTCCTCTCTCTTGCAGGGGCGTCCGGCCGCTGCCGGGCAGCAGCGCTCTCCTACGTGGCACTCATGGTAGCCGGTGGATCGTTTCCCTTGGCGGGAATAGATGACAGACCAAGCCGTTGCGAACTGCGGGAACCCGTCAGGGAAGCGCACAACTTCGACCCGTGAGGCTGCATCGTCCTCAGTCAGACCGTAGAAGGTCATGTACTTTCTCCAAGCTGATTTCTTTTTGAAGCGTTTGTCTCCGATCTTCTGATAGTCAGCGGGTTGGAGGATCGCCGCCGTGAGCGCTTGGTACTCCCTCCATGCCTGGAGCGCCTCTGTGGGCGATACCAATGGGCGCAAGAGAGCCGTTGCGCCTTCCGGTTCTATCACCGCCAAATCTCTTGTTTCGTTTTCCATTTTTCTCCCCCTTCGCAACCGCTCCTTTACTGATTTCGGGTTCTCCGAAGTCATCAATATCCCAGTCTTTGTCATACTCTCGCAAGAGAAGATCATCCATGCCGCTCATCGGATCACCTCACTCTCTTTCGGACTTTCTTATCCAGGTCGTATGCCCGGCGCAGGAGCAGGAACATTTCCTCGGCAACATCAAGTTGCATGAAATATCGCTGCTCGAAATCGGCCTCCTCCTTGCTGAATCGCACGATCTGATAGCCCTCGATCGGCTCAGCAGGCCGGTTTTCTTTCCACAGGATGTCGTAGGCCGCAAGCTGTAGCAGGTGCTCGGTGTAAATCGCGCCCGAAGTTTTCCAATCGCCTAGTAGCCGCCTGCCGCCCACGAGCACCACGTCCAAAGTCCCGCCAAAACGATGTTGTTCCGAGACAAGCTGCACTTCGGTTACCAGCGGTTGAAGTCTTGTTTGCGTGGCCCACTCATTATACATAGAGTAGGCTTGACAGGCTTTGTTTCTAATCTCGGGGGGCGTATCCTCGGGGACGACGAAGCGCTTACCGCGAATTTCCGCCTCGACCATTGCGTGAGCAAGAGTACCTGCATCAGCCGCCGCGTCTCGCGTCTCGCGGTAGTCCCGCCCGGCGCACCCTTCTTCCCACGCCCAATGGAGCAACCCGCCCATATCCTTGAATCGCCCCAGGATCGTAGTCACTCCCGGCACGCGAGCGCCGTCAGAGAGGAAATAGCCCCGCTTAGGGGTTGGCATCAGGGTTGCCCGTAGCCGTCGCCGGAGCCGGAGCCGGAGCCGGAGCCGACGATAACGTAAGTGTTCTTCTTCATCTTTTTCGTTCTCCTTTTTTTCAAAATCACTAGACCCCACTCGGGAAGCGATCCTGGTGCGGCTCTCGCTCGGGAGGATCGCCTTCGCGCTCAAGCCGCCGTCGCTCCTCCGCAACACACGCCGGGTGTACCCATCCGCTCCATTTGCCGATCCCCCAGGGCACACTCGGGATTTCATGGTGTTTATCCGGGCCGATCTTCTGACAGATACGACAGCGGCGTTCGTTGCATTCGGCGCAGAATTTCACCATGTACGGCAGATCGCAGTCGGTCTTGCGGCACTCATAGGGTCCGCAGATCAGGCAGTCGTGCTCATGCGGGGCGAAGCCGCCAGGTCGGACGTTGTCAGGCATTGATGCTCCCTTCTCGGGGTGCGGCTAGTGCGGCTAGAAGGCGTTTCCCAACAGTGTAATGTTCTCGGGCCAGCACCGCCTTGATCGCATATTCAATTTCGGTTGCCAGTAGTTTTCGCTGGCCCACTGTCAGATGATTGTTCCAGGAGTTTGCGACATCCCTAGCGATCCTGGCGACGGACTTTTTCCCGACGTCAGTTGTCATGTTTTCCCCCATTCCTTGTGCCGCGATCCGAACCTGTCGCGGAACTCCCGCAAGATCATGCGACCTTCTTGACGCTCAATTACGGTATCCGCTTTCCAGGCTCGCTTTTCAAGCCACTCCTCAAACTCACGGAGCGCCTTGATGGTCGGTCGCTTCATGGTCTTGTCTTCCGTTTCTCTCGCCGTGCCCGCTCGACTTCCAACTTGACCGCCTCCAGCGCGGGGGTTTCTCGGCTAACGGTACGGGCGAGGCGGGTCATCGGGCGTATCCCTCGCACCATGCGCCGATCCATCCGCCCTTACGGAGCGCCGGCCGGTATTTGCGCTTGAGTGCCTTGATATCATCTCGGTCATCCGCATTCGGTATGTCAGCCCAAATGTCGAAGTAGATAGCGTCGAAGGCCCGGCGCGGTGGAATCCAAGATCGGGCATCGGCCTCAATTATCTTGACGGTAGGGAAGTGAGGAGCTACGAGAGCGATTACGTCGGCGTTCTTTTCAAGAACAGTTACAGACGCAATGCCGTCCTGGAGAATCGGGCGCAGAATAAATCCAATACCCAGTCCGGCAATCAGGACATCTCCGGTCATTCGCTTGACGGCTTGCAACTGTGTGCGCCATTCAAACTCCGCATCGGTCATCCACAGGGTATCGCCGATAAACAACCGCGTGTACGTTTGGCAGTCGAGCGGTTGACCCTCGAAGCGTGCCCGCAGTCTCGTGAACCGATCCGGCGTGTGATGGACAATCTTCGCCGTTCCGTGTTCGCCAGCCGGGATCAGTTTGTGAAAAGACCCAGGCTTCCACGGCGTCCGCTTCGGCTTGTTCTCAGGCATGGGAACCTCGTATTTTGTCACTCGCGCTGTCCGGCCAAGGAGGCAACTCGCTCCAGCTCCCGATTTCGACATGCTCAGTACCGTCTGGTTCGATCCAAGCCCAGCCCTCAACATCTTCTTCGTCTCAGTCTGGGCTTTATCGGCTATCATCGCAGCCTCCAGACACAACTATACCCCAATGGGAATAGAATTGTCAAGAGAAATCTTTCTCTCTATGTTTTCAGAGACTTACGGGGACGACCGTTCTTTCGCTTGGTTATCTGACGCCGGAGAAGGTCCCCTGGGCGGATCGCAAAGCGGCCCCCGATGGCTTGTGCCGGCAACCGGCCATCTTCGATAAACTGCCGGATGCGGCGGGGAGACAGGTCCATGCGCAAGGCGGCATCCTTAGTCGAGATCAACTCCATCGCCAATAAGTGTACCCGAAGCGGCAGGAAAAATGCAAGCGAAAAAAAAGTCTTGACATTCCGCTTCCCCTGCGGGTATACTTTCTGCTGTGCCTCTTAACGGCCCGGTAGAATGAAGGGTGCCGAACAGCAGACGGGTTGAGTGAGCGGTACTAGCGCATTGGAGGGACGATGGAAAATAAAGCGAAGACGCTGCTGGAGCTTGCCCGTGAAACACCTGTCCGGAAGCATTCGCCGATAGATGAACAGCATGTGAAACTGGCCGTTGCCTGGGTGTGCGGCGAAATCGAGTTGAACCAAGTTCGGGTCGTTTTGAACAAAGGTAAGACGGCGGGTGAGGCGATTTACTGCATATTGGCCCGTGGCCTTCGCGCCGCCTATACCGCTGGCCTGCTCCAGAAGGGGGGCAAGTAAATGGCAAAGCAAACATTAACTCGGCTCCGAGAGAAGGAAGTTTGGGACCGCGCACGGCTTCTCCGTGAAGTGTATCACGTTGCTCCGTCCTTAGCCGATGCCATAGGACGCGAGCAGATAGACGAGCGGGATGCCATGCTATTGCTTTTGGCGGCCTTAGTCCACGGGCCGCGAAAGGCTAATAGCGTTGTATGTATTCCTAAGAAAAAGTGCGCACTCTTTACGCGACGGCTGCGGGTCAATGGGATATTTCGCGGTGATCGAGTCCACGGTTCTTATCTCGGTAAAAATGGTGGCCTGAGCCTTGTCGCGGATTCCTGTGTCGCTCTTGGTTGGCTGAATAGACAATGAGGGCTATCGAACAGCACGAAGCTGCGCTCCTACGCGCCCTGGTGCGCTTTAGCCGGGGGCAGCGACCTTCTGGACCTGGCGCATCTTATCATAAACTCGAAGTGAAGGGGTGGGTGCGGAAACGAATACACGAGGTAACGAGAAATGAGTTTTACTACGAACTCACTCCAGAAGGCAAGCGCATGGTGAAGTTGGCGACTGGAGGGCAGGAATCATGACGACCCGTGAACGTCGGTTGCAAGAAGCGGTCCAAGAGATAATGCACCTTGCCTATAATTTTCCCTCCGGGATTGAAGAGGACGCTGATCCGAACAACAAATCGCCGGATGATATTATGGCTTGGGGTGCCGGGTTGATTGTGCAGATATGCGAGCGAGTGTTGGCGGAGACGGAGGATAACAAAAAGTGACGCGGCAAGCGCTCTGGCAAAACAAGCATAGGGAAGCCGGATTGTGCGTGCATTGTCCAGCCAAGATATGCAAGCAGAGCGTGAAATTCTGCCTGAAACATATGCAGATGCGTAGAGAGAGCGAACGGCGTAGGTCTGGCCGGGTGAGACGGAACTTCGGTGCGTCTAGTTATCAAGAGGGTAAATCATGAGACAAGCTAGAGATCCATTGCTCTGCGCGATCATCAAGATACAGCGGGCGCTCTCGAAGCTGCCGACTGAGGCGCATCGCCTATGGGCGCTCGGCAGTGTAGCTAACGCCTTCGGACTTCCCGATGAGGCGTATTTGATCGCCAAGGAAATCGTAAGGCGAGCGCAGGAGAAGGCCAATGGCTGACATGTGCCTCTACTGCCACTTGGATACGGCGGGAAACCACGAGTACTTCTGCCCCAATAATCCCGTGAACTCGGGCTTGCTCCAACCGCAGACCGAGACTACGACCGGGATCAAACGTGCAGGTTCACTCGCAGACACGGACATCTGGAAGGAATCCTGTCTGCCACGCTATACCTTTGAGGATGTAGAGAAATGGCATAACGAACACCCGTTATTTGTCAGATACGGACCCAAGCTGAGCCGCCCTGCGGCGGTTGAGCCTGGCCCCGAGCCAGAGAAATAATGAAAGGGAGGTAAGAAGCATGGCAGGTTTTCGACTTATCAAGGGGTATCCGGTGCGAGATGTTCTGCCGCCCGGTTTTCTCACCGTCGAGGATGGTGGACGGTGGGTGAAAGCGCCTTCAGGTAATTTTGATGGCGCAGGTTTGTACTGGCAGACCTTTGGGCCGTTTTCTCCGCAGCGGCCTTGGGAGGAGGTACAGGAACAGAAGCAGGAATCTCCCGGTTACCTCCTCCCGCCAGCTTACGTGGCCATCGCTGGCCCTCGACCCCTTCCGGGCGAGTATGACGCGCATACTTGGTGGCAAGCCGCCAACCAAGGATGGGAAGAAGACCTGGAACGGTTTGGGGACCAAGGCCGATCAGAGGAAGTGGCGGCAGCTCTCGCTCAGGTCAGTGGGGGAATCGTCGCTAAGCACCTTGGGAAGTATGGTTTAGGCTGGTCGATGCCTTGGTTCAGTACCCGGGATGGTTGGCTATTACGGTTCACTAAGTTCACGCAGCGGCCGCGAAACGCGAAGCGGCAGTATCTGGATTATTCACTTTTCCAGTTGCTTGAGAATCTGGGGATCGCCATTTCTTCTCTCCAGATCGCAGCGCTGGAACGCGGGATGGACCCGAGCGAGGGCGGGTTCGAGAAGTTTCCGTGGGTGCCGGTGCAACTGTGGCCGGATTTTGAGACGGGGCCGCACGCGCCGACGGGTTAACGAGTTTGCAGGCAGAAAAGGGATGGGACGACAATCTGACAAATCGTCCGCCTTGTCGGTTGCGGTAAGTGAAGGCAACCGCTGGGGAAACCGGATGTACTTCCGGCTGCCTGCCCGGACATTCGGCGAGGCCCCGAGCCTTGCCTGGAAAGGAGGTCCCGTACCAGAGCCACCGGCCCCCTGTGAATAGAGGCGCAGGGGGCCGTTTTGGGGCTGACTGCGAACGTACCCGAAGTTTGGGCAAGATTACAGCGTTCACAATTCAGCCCCTCCAGATTGAGGGACCTGAAGTCTGCGGCTTCCAACACGGTTGGAGCCACCAGCACGTGCCTGGGCGCAGTGGCAGTGCTCAGGGGGAGGCCGCAGACTTGAGGTTCTTATGCCAAAGGAGGCTAGAAAATGAGAAGTTCGCAAAACGGGCAGATCGAATGGATTCTGGTTCCAATTCTTGGGCTGTTTTTGATTCTCCTTGTAGCGTTCGGAATGTGGGGATGTCCCAGATACGGTATCTACGAACAACGACTCAGTGGCGAGGCGGAGTTGGCGAAGGCTACACAGAACCGACAGATCCGCATTCAGGAGGCCAGCGCCAAAATGGAATCAGCGAAGTTGGAGGCGGGAGCTGAGATTGAGAGGGCAAAGGGTGTGGCGCAAGCGAACGAAATCATCGGGCAATCCCTGAAGGGGAATGAAGCCTACCTGCGCTATCTCTGGATTCAGGGACTGGAGAATGGGACTGCCCCTACGATCGTCTACGTTCCGACAGAGGCCGGACTGCCGATTCTGGAGGCGGGACGGTTTGGGTTTGGCGTGACTCCCAAGGAGAAATGAGGTCTCTTATGCCAGCGGAAAAGCAGCCTTCATGGTTTGCGCAACTGCGCTGGGCCAGGACAAGCTCGGCCCGCTGGCTCCAACTTTATTGCCAGCGGCGGCGGGAGCGAATCCCGCTGAGGACAATCTTGAAGGGGGCGCCCGATGGGAAGCAAAGTCGCTAAAAGCCCGGCCATAGCCGAGGACGCAGGTGGGCGGGTGACGACCGCCCTGAAACCATCGGTGTTCGGATCAGGCAACCCCCAGGCCGTACCCAATCGGCCCGCTGGCTTCAGATCGGAAGGAGGTGATGCCAAGTGGAATCGGTGGAATCGGCAGAGCAGCAGATAAAGCGGCTTGCTCGGTTCATCATGGAAATACCTGGTGAACCGAGTCAATCCGAGGGGGCAGTAGATACCGCAATCAGACTCTTGCGTCAATACCTACGGGCGGCGCAAGCGGCGAAGAAGGGAAGCTGAAGATGACCGGCTCCTGGGTACAACACAGCGGGTACGCCTGCCTCTGCGACTCCTGCGGCGCGGACCTAGTGGGCGAACCGCCCTGTTATCTCGTGATCTATTTCATGGAGCGCGATTCGAGACGGCGGCATTGCGTTGTTTGCGCCGTCCGTAAGTGCCGGGCGGCGGTCCAGATCGTGCGGGCGCGGGAGGAGGGCAAATAAAAATGCAACGATGTCCGCAGTGCGGCGGGAGGGGTAAGCATAGGGATTCCTGTGACCGGGGGTTTTCTGCTATGGCACGTACTTCTGGTATCACGCCGACTGACCCTCGGCGGCAGGAAGCGCTGGAGGCGGCGCGGCAGTTCTTCTTCTCAGAGGCTCGCTTCATTGGAGACGGAGTGGAGCGGCTGGCCGAACTTCTGATTGTCTGGGGGCACAAGGAGCGGGCGGACGAGTTGCGGGATTTGTGTGGGCTTGAGGAAGTACAAGCCCCTTTTGGTGAAATTTCTGAGGGGTTTCTCCGAGACCGCATTGACGCCATAGAAGCCGAAGGGAGGAAGTGATGACTAAGCCTAGTCGGTGTATTGATATGCTCTTGCGTAGTATCTGGCAGCAAGGGTCGTCAGAGGAGGCTATTCGTAGTAACTACATTCTCCGCGCTTGGCAGGAAGATGCGCTAATGGTTGAGCGCCTTACGAACTTTGGCCTACTAGGGCGATTGGCCGATTACATATGGCCGCAAACTATAGACCAATTCAAGATGCGTGAGATTGAGGAGCGGGCCACCCTCGAAGCCGAAGGGAGGAAGTGATGCTCACTGGATACTTTGCTCTTCCTGACAGCCAACATCGTGGGCGCTTTCATGCGGTCGAGAGTTTTTATCCCGACAATTATCGAGCGCTTTGCGGATGGAGACCGCGCCCGGAGTTGAACTTCTTCGGACTCCTACAGTGCGCTGAAGGGTTGGAGGAAATCTCCGCGAGAGGATGGTCGTGCTGCGCCCGCTGTCAGGCGGCGATTCAACGAAGAGGGCGAGGAGGGAAGCCGTGAGCGATCGACCGGACCGGCTCGAACACATCAAGCGCGAGTGTGACGCCTACGACAGATACGAACCGCCGAACTATCCGGTGGAAGACGTGCGCTGGCTCATCGCCGAGGTCGAGCGGCTGCGACGAATGAACTTGTGCTCTGTGTGTGCTGGTGTGGCCCTTCAAAGCGGACGCCCGTGTATCTGTGCTGGCGGAGGAAGCGCCGATGATGAAAGAGACGGACTCCACGTCGAGGTCGAGCGGCTGCGAGGCGATGTAAGCGCCTGGAAAAAAGCGTGTGACTATCAGAAAGATGTGGCAATCAAATGCTCGGACACCGCAGCAAGATTTGAGCGTGAAGTCGAGCGGCTGCGGAAGGAGAACACCGACTTGCGCGAGGCCATCTCTCCAGCACGGATCGGAAGAAATGTAGATTACTACGTCGCTGTGGCCGCAAAAATGCGCGAACAGCAGCAGCGAATCCTTCCCCTGCAAACGAAGGGAGCATATCGACGATGACGCGGACTGAAATCACCCTCGACGACCTGATTCTGCTGGCTGAGGCGTGCGGCCTGAAGCGCGTGGATACAATGCCGGAGGTCTGGGCCGGCTCAGATGTGTACTTAGTAGACCGCGGCGGTAAGGCGATCTATATTCGGGATCAGCACGGACGTCCGGCAGAACAGGCATGGAACCCCTACACTTCTTTCAGCGATGCCGGGATGCTGATGCGGGCGTTGGGGATCGACTTGATCCTTCACATGCATGGAAATACTCCGTACTGGGAAGCAAGCGGTTCGTGGTATCTGAATGAGTCTAACGTAGCGGGGCGCGGTGACGGCAACACCAAAGCCGCCCAGTGCGAAGCGATCTGCCGGGCGGCGCTCCAGATTGTGGGGGCGAAGGGATGAAACGGAGGGCACATGATGTTCTGTGAAATCTGCGGGAAGCCGCCCGACTTTCGATATGTCACCGCGACAGGCGAACCAATCGGCACTCCACGTAACTGGACACAGAGCTGGGCGCAAGGCAAAGGCGCCGGCTACCACGTCGGATGTATGGCGGAGCGCTACGATCAAATGCGGGAAGCGCTGGAGGCGTTTTGCTGGGCCACTCGCGCCGATCCTGCTCTGCATCCCACATGGGATATTCTACTCGAAGCCGGGGTTGCCGCCCTCGCCACCGTGAGGGCGAAAGGATGATACTGCAAATCGGCCAGCACGGCGTTGCTTTCAATCGCTACCAGATTTTCTTTTTCGGCGCACCGGCGAGATGGAAACTATGCGGGTGGATCGCACGGTTCTGGATTCCGAAAAAATACCGGAAGCTCTGTATCGGAGAGTTTCTTACTAGTGCGGGGCGTATACCGTCACTGACCGCTGAGGAACGCGCAGCAAAGTTTTTCTTCGGGCATGATCCAAGATCATGACCACAACCCTGTTCATCGACGGCATGACCACATGGCTGCTGTGCATGGGTGCTCTGTGCGCAGTGTTTGCCCTGTTCGGGCTGGCGGATGAAGCGGCAGTGCGGTGGTGGAAGCGGAGGCACCTATGAACTTCTGGCCCTTCCGCTGCCGCCACGCTCATCTTCAGTTCCCGCGCCGCCAACCTGACGGGCGCGACTGGCAGTACTGCCCGGACTGCCACAAGCGAATCCTGAGCACGACGCAGTTCCAAGTACCGACGCCGGTGCGCCGTCCGGGGAATGTTACCATCGAGAAGACGGGGCTGGAACGGATGGGGAGGCTACATGGTTGAAGCCGTCGCTTTAGCGGTGAAGGCTATCGCCGAGATGGTTACCGAGATCGTCAAGGGCCAGCCCCCGGAGCTGAAGGCCAAGATGTGGGAGTGGTACGTCAAGGACATGGAGACGTGGAGGAAGTTCTGGGGAGTGGACAAGTAGCTGGTATGCCAGTGGGAAGGATAGCCTAATGAGCACACACGAGGTAAAAACTTCCGCAATCTGCATTGATTGTGGCGCTACAGTAGCTATACCAGATGAAGAATATGTTTACGGTAGTCAGGCTTATTGCCTCAATGGACATGGCGTGATGTTTCTAGTTCACGACTGTAAATTCTGTGGAAAAGAGTTGGCATATACCATTGGGGACCCTTATGAATCCGTGGAAGAGATAGTTTGCTCGGACTGCGTGGCAAAAGTGCGTCAGAAAGCCCTTGATACGAGAATCCAGCGAGCCCGTCACGAGTCCGCGTCTGGTTGAACCGCGCATACGGAAGGAGAATCCACTGGAGAGAATGTTCCACGTGCCACAATGAAGCCTGCGGCATCAAGACTGCGGAAGGGGAAAAGCACCAAAGCCCTGCCCTTGTCTGGTTGGCTTACCGAGATTGACAACCCCGAGTTTGAGGATTTCTCTCTCCTAAGTTTAGAGGATCACAGGCAGGTAGCAGAACTCATGAGTAAAACGGGGAAAGGCACCAAGGCCCGACCCTCCCCTGATGAGAAACGCACAAGAAACAGGCCCTGGTCTCGCGCGGGCGCTAAGCGCGACCGCCGTTACGGAGGGCGAGTGAAGGTAAGGGACGTGCTGACGATATGGCCGGGGTCTCAAGGGAGCTGAAGATGGCAAAAACAGCGCCGGTTGTGGAGGAAACAACCTACCTGGTGGGAACCCGTCAGGTCGCCCAGGCATTGAAGGTCACCCAGCGCCGCGTGCAGCAGATGATCGGCAGCGGGCAGTTGCATGCCTACGGGTGCGCAGGACGCTGGTTGATTGATCCTCGCCAGTTGACCGACCCTAAGATCAGGCACCGGGGTCGAGGCCGACCGCGTAAAGATCGTAAGGTGCAGATCGCGCCCCGACCAGGGCCAGTTCCAGCTCCAATGATCCGGGCTGAGGAGGATTAGCCAGTGACGAGCCTGAGTATTATGTTCGATGAAATCATGGCGGTTATCCCTGAAACAGTCGGGGTGGTCATGTTTCGTCTGCCAAGCCCGAATAAGTGGGATGCCGAGAAGGCTGGCATGTGGTGCGCTGGTTTCATTGCATGCGGTGACTATATAACCAGAGATACTCTTGATTGCGGACTATATCCATACGGCGAGGGGTCAACCATTACGGAGGCGTTAGGGGCATTGAAAAAACTGATAGAGAAAATGAAAGAGCCGCCATTAGTTCATCTGAGAGGAGCGGCTATGTGTGAATGCGGGCACGATCTAGAGCATCACGATGCAAGGGATGAAGGCCGGGGCGCCTGCCTGAAATGTGCTTGTAGCGAATACGTTGAGGCAGCGTTCATTGACGCCAGTCGCGGCTATCACTGGCCCGAAGAGTAGACCCCGTCTTATCCCGGAGCATTTTAGGAATCTCCGCTTGCGGCTATCGCCCAGACCCACGGCGCGCGCGTACTACAGGCCGCCTTGTGCAGGGCCAAAACTACCAGGACCCCACCTACACTACGCCTGTAGTTCTGAGATTGCAAGACTTTCCTCCGGGACCTCTGCGTCCCCCAGTGGGTGCTCCGTTTGCCTCGCATGGTCGTAGGCCGCCAGCAGAGAGGGAAACCGCTCGTTACAGACCCGGCAGTGCCATATCAGCGGCTGCTCTTGTCGCTGCTCTCTCTGACTCCATCGCATCAGAGCTCCAAAAGACGGTCTTCCCAGTTGTTCGGTGGATGACCTTGCGCGTGGGCAGGCCAATATGCCTTTACCAGAGCCTGGCGTGGTCCAAGAGATGGGTCGCAGAGTACCCTGGCCGCCCTGAATACGGGCTTCTCATTGCTGTCTGTGGCATAGAATAGTGCACGACTCTCTCTCATCGTTTGCATCAGATCCTCGAAAGCTGCCTTGCCCATCCTGATTTCCTTCGGCTCTATGTTTCCAAGGGTCAAATGGTTGTAAGCGTCGCTGAGAAGATCGATGTTCATGTTGCAATTTTCCCCTACAGTAGATGCACCGGGAGGTCCGGGGACTCCGGCTGATTGAATGCCCTCCAGCACTCCGCCCATTCCCCCTTCCATCCGCAATGACAGCTTACCGGGGTGTCTAAAGTGATCGACGGCCCGTAAAGCGATATGTTTGTGGTTCCGCAACCAGGGCACGCTACCCGCCAGTGTACCATCGTGTCTCCCCCTTCAACTCTTTTGCGGAACATGGCTTCTCAATCCCGACCGGACTAGTTTCCCATAAACCATTCCCCCGTGTCAACACTTTTCTCCGCTCCCATAAGTACTGGTCATACTCCTACCAACCCCCCTTTGCTATTGGTTTTTTTTATATACCTGCGTACAACCAAATGGCTGTAGCGCGGGGGTGTGGGGTACCCCCCAGACAATCTGGAGCGACAATGGAGGCCATCCTGAAACTGCCACTACGTTTGTCGTAGCGCAAGGTAGCGGTAGGAGCTGCTTACTACAAGCGTAGTAGAGCAAGGTGTGGCCGCAGCGACACACTGACCATGCGCGCTGCTCGTGAAACACAATGCCACCAGGCCTGGCACTACGGTTGTAGTACGACAATCGTAGGATTATCAGCTCAACCCAGGGTAGTACCATGACTCACGGTATGTCTAGTCTCGCAGTACTGCTAGGCACATTTTTGCGCTTACACGCAGTTTTCTGTTGACCTCTAGGTAGAGGTGTGAGACACTGAGACTGCAAGCGATTAGGAGCGCTTGAGGCGATGAGTGAAGAGCAGACCGAAGCGCAGTTGTATTGGGAGGGGATAGCCTACAGCGATGCCCGGTCGATACTGTACAGGCTGGCGGTAGCCACTGGCGAAGCCGGCTGGGGCTGCACGATCCTGCAGAACGCCCTTGTACACCTAGGCGACGACGGTGACCGTATCGGCGAGAGCTCGGTAGCCGCGTGGTGCGCCAGCGAGTAGTTCGCGGCAGCGCTCGCAGCTAACGGCTTTCGACTGGTAACCCCTGCCCCGCCACCGGCCCACTGGACACAGCGGGCCGTGGGAGTGACAGGAGGCAACATGACTATGACGAATCACGAGCTGAGCCAGATTATGACCATCAACGATAAAGTCTTCTCGCCGCGATCGTTGCCGGCGTGGGCGCGCGAAAGAGTCGAGCACGGAACGCCGGGTCAGTGGGTGCGCCTCACCGGCACAATCTATGCGCGGTGTACTGCGGACCCGCTCGATCCCGGCAACATGGTCGAGATGGGCTGTACCATGCGAGGTTTTGTGGTCGGCCCCGCATATCTCGAAGGTGCGCCGTGGGAGTGATAGGAGCATACCATGATGAATCGTGAACTCGATAGTCTTATGACGATGAACGACACGGTCTTTACGCTGAGCAGCTTTCCTGCATGGGTGCGCGAGAAGATTGAGCGCGGCGCGCCGGGCCAGTGGGTGCCGTTCCCTGGCACAATCTATGTCCGCCGTACCGCTGACCCCCTCGACCCTGGCAATATGGTTGAGATGCTGCTCTACGTCACGGAGGTGCAATCGTGACTACCGCAGCTCCTTACAGGCCGTTCAACTATACCTCGCCCGACTGGGCGCCGCTAGAGCGGGCGGTTGTCCTGGCGGGCCTTCCGCTGAGGCGTTGCGCGGACTACATGTGGATGCATGAAGACCCGCCAGGCGTCCACTATTACAAAAACCGGGCAACACGGCGGTATCTGCAATTGACGAAGGACACCCCGGAGGACCGCGCTTGTCGGCTTTTACGGGAGGTGCAGCCATGAGCCCCACAATCATACTCAGGTCGAAGGATCGGCGGTACGACTCCATGCAACATCCGTTTTTCAAGGTCGTGGTGGAGCGAGAGACCGACGTCGCATGGTTCGGCGCGCCTGTTGATAACCCGGCATGTTTGGCGCTGGAGTGGCCTAAAATCGCGTGGGAAAAAGTGACGAGTTCACTGTACTACGGGAGGCTGCTGTGGCTGCTTTGAACGTTCCCGGCGGTCGTGATGTGCTGCCGCGTGTAATGCCTTGCTCCAGCCCGTCGCAGCGGGCTGGGCGGAGGGCATGACCATGAGCAAAGTGATGCTACTGCCGAGCATTGATGGTGATTTATACTCCCTCGCCGTCATACCGCCGCCGGGCTTCGATGATGATAGCGCCGCTCATTTCGCGGCTCTGAAAATCATCGAACAAGTTCACTCGCAGCAGGGCGATGAGGAAGGTGAAGGGGCCTGGACCTATGAGGATATCCACAAAGCTTTCGAGGCGGCTGGTTGGGTTGTGCCGCACACAATCCAAGGTCCGCAATGGGATGAGGCTTAATCCCGCGTCCTGCCCTCCGGCCTCCTAAGCCGCCGCACTATGCCCCGTGCTCGGGTCAGACGGGGCCGCCGGCGCTGGCCTGAGCCGGAGGGTAGGACGGGCGATTAGGAGCAGCCCTAGAGATCGTGACTGATCGAGCACTATGAAGCCACCTAACTACCATATCCGCGATCTGCCTGAGCCGCCCTTGCCCGTGGTCTCGACCAAGGCCACCACCAAGCTACTGCGTAAGTTGCAGAAGAGGCGGGGGCGATCACTGACCCCAACAGAAGCCGTCTTCGGGCGCGGTCGAGGGCGCCCCCCTGGTCGTGGTAAGCGTGTCCGGGCGCGCCCCTGCCCTTACTGTGGGCACCAATTTGGCTCGGCGAAGTGGCGCACCCACGTCACTCGCTGTGACCCCAGGGGGCCAGGGCCGTCCGGCCGGCGCAAGCAAGTTGCGATCAGTGCAAGTGCGCCCAAGATCGCGCTCTGCCACTACTGCCAGCAGCCCTACGGTGCATGGGCGCTCGATCAGCATGAGGTCGTGTGCCCAATGCGCCCAGAGGTACGACAACTAACGGAGGAATAGGCACTTATGCTGATTCTGGCCCAACTGCTCGCTATCCTCCTGGTATGGATTCTTTGGGGCCAGCGCAGAGCCTAAAAGGTCCGATGAAACCGCTGAAAACATGATCGTACTGATACAGTTATTGCTGCTCGGGCTGGTACTACTTCTCAGTAGGACCAAGAGGAAACGGCGGCTCCGGCGGTTCCGCTTGCCTTGGACGTGATAGGCTTCTGATCCCCAGTCCTCCGGCTCGCGGAATATTTGCGGGCAGCGTCCGCAGAAATGCGCCCAAACCACCGCCACTCACTTTATTGAGGGCGATGGCAAGTCGAGCCTGGATCTGGGGATTGGTGACGGCAGAGCGCAGAATCTGCGCCCCGATCGCTCCTGTCATTGCCTTTATCGGGTCCCCTGTCATCGCCCAGAAGCCTCCCCCTGCCAACAACGCCCAGGACGAGATCAGCTGGCGATGACCCTCCGTTTCCATGAACTTGTCGATCGCGTTCCGGAGTTCGATGAGTCCGGCATCCCGTTTGTTGAGGGCCTTGATCTCTGGATAGAGTAGTTCAAGATCCTGCATCAGCCCCTCCGAAAGTTCCAAGCGGGACTCAACCGAAATCGGCGGCTTGGCCCGTTGGTACGGATTCCATGCCTTCTCTCTCATCTGCCGGATCACTTGGTATAGTTGTTTCTTTAGGGCCTGTGCCGCCGGACCGCTCAGTGTTGTATTCGCGGCCAGCGCACGCAAGTCGTTGAGGCTTAGAGCCGCAGCTTTTTGTGCGGGGATTTGAAACTTGCTGATTCCCCAGTTGCGGAGAAACTTATGCTCCATAGCGTCAATCGCAACTTGTTTCTCTGGAATCATTGACCACTTTGTACGAAGACGATTCAACCCGCTGATGGCGTCGCTGAATCGCACGGTTTTGGCTGGACCGCCGGCAATGATCCCGGCTACCTCAGCTTCCAGCTCCTTGCTGATTTCCTCAGTTATGGCGCGACCTTCGGCGCCGGGAACGATCTCCTCCCGCAGCCCGGTCTTAACGATTTTGGCTTGTTCACCGGGCGTTCCCTTGGGTTTTAGGGCGGCCTGATACCATCGTTCAGGGTTGAGAACCTTGCCGATCGCCTTGGTGATTCCTAGCCCCACCCCTTGGTAAACCGCTTGCTCGGCTCCGGCTAGTCCTACCTCCTTACCGATCATCTTCAGACCCTCGGAAAGCGAAGCCGGAGGAGGAGGCGGCTCAATCGCCATTTGTGCGGCCTTGCCCGCGCCTCCACCAAGGAAGGCGCCAGGTACGTTTCCAACTGCCCCTCCAATCATGCCGCCAATATACGGCAGGGCCTCTACCGGATCAAATGAAGGCAGGGGCGGAAGCCCTGTCGGTTGCTTTTCATAACCCGTCGGTGATTGAATGCCGATCGTGGGAGCGCCGTAGCGCTTTTGCCACTCTTCGACCGAGAGTGGTCCAAGCTCTAATGTCGGAGGAGGGCTAGTCTTGACTGCCCGCTTTGGCTGAGGGACCTTGCCGTATCGGCGTTCCCATTCTTCGACGCTAATGGGTTGCTGAGGCATTTTTCTAGCGCGTAAGGGGGATCATCATCCCCCCTCTGTTGATCCAGACACTGCCGTCCTTGGCGGTTACGGTCAGGTCGCCGGCGTCCTTATCCCAGCCCAATTCCTCCATCGCTTGGAACACGCCAATTACGTCCGAGTTCGGGTCGTTAGGATCGATCTTCTGCATCGCACGAGCCGCGGCTCTGCGGCTGGACAAGAACTTGAACAGAATCTCATACCGTTGTAACTTTTCACTGATGACGTTTGGTTCGCCAAGTTGCTCAGCCAAGAAATCGGTAGCGGTCGGAAGTTGCGCCGCATAGAAGTCTTCTTCACTGCTTCTGGTCGCCATCCCTGAGCGCGCCCGTACAATTACTTCCTTCGCCTCATTTAGCGCAGCAGCATAGCGGCGGGCCAGAAACGATCCGGGAGTAGCGGCCTTCAGCGGCAAACTTGGGTCCTCTGTCAATAACTGCTTGATCCGTGCGATGGCCCGTAAGCCGCTGCCCGCATTACCCCACAGTCGTTCTTCTTCCGCGCTGGCTTTACGGGTACCGACAATTACACCAGGACCTGATGGTGTCCCTGGCCTTCCCGCTGGCTCTCTGCGCGGCATAGTAACGGGCGCAGGTTGTGTGGCTCCCTCGATTCCCGGCGGTGGGGGCGGAATGCGTTCCGCGCGATCTGTGCCGGCTCCAACCTGTACCGGAGCGCCAAGAACGGGTGTAGTCCGCCGCGTATAGGGGATCATTCGCAGGTTCCCCTCGGCATCCTCCACAATCGCCATCGTCTCGGTGACGGTAGGAAGATACCCACGTGGCGGAATCATGTCACGCTGATACCTCATCAACTTGCCGCTCTGGTCGAAGAATCCAAGCGTCCAACCCGTTCTTTTGGAATCGATGTCTTGAAAGAACGCCTTTTCTCTTACTACAGATGCCTGGGGATAGGCCCTTACCGGAACGCCGTTCTGATGCAAAACCTTGTAGGGCGAATCGTCGTCTTTTATGGGATTGCCCATCGCGTCTTCTTGGAGATATTCGAGGAGAGCGCTGCCGGGCACGGTTCCAGCGATTTGCATGGGAGGGCGTTCACGCGAGAAACTAATCCCAGAAAGCCATGACGCCTGCGTTTCGGGCGAGAGTTTCTTGAACTCAGGCATCGACCGGATTCTCTGTTCCTGGTCTTGCTTGAGTTTATCCTTGAGACGCCCTTCTGCCTCCGTTTCACTGATTGCCAACGCCGACTTTCGCTTTTGGCTAATTTCCTCCATCTGGGGCTTGGATAGGAACCCCGGAATAGAAGGAGAAGGTATCTCCTGCGGCGGAATCGCCATGCGTCCGATGCCTGGAGGCGGGGCAGGCAGCAAGGCCAACCCGCCAGGGACCCCGCCCGGCGCTGAAGGCTCAGGGATCGGGGCCTGCGTGAATTGCCTCTGGAAATCCGGCGTAACCTCCGTGGTCAGTCCCGAAGGCGGCATCGGAGGAAACTGAGGCTGCGCAGCCTGTGTGATCTGCGCTCCCACTGGCATTTCAATTGTCTGCGCCCCGACCTTCATCGGCGGCGGTTGGTAAGGACGCTGCAACTGCTCCAGCAACGAGGTGGACTCGATTGCCTGCTCCAGTTCCTTGGCTAGTTTCTTGTGAGTCGGGGTGGACATGATCTGGGCAGCGTTCTGAATGAACTGCATTGCAAGATTCGGGTCCGTCACTTGCCCGCTCATGCCCAGTTCCAGGAATAGCTGTGTGGCCCGGTCTCTGCGTTGCTGTTCCTGCTGCATCTCCATGAGGTTCTTCTCGCGCATCGCGGAACCGATGCCGGAGATTGCGCCTGCCATGCCTAGGAAGCCGCCCATTTTATCCGCCGGACTCCCATCCTGCCCCGGAAGGTAAGCCTACCGTGCCAGAAGTACGCCTACCTCCTTGCGGCCAGATCGTGTTCAAGATGTCCCATATCCCACGACCCGTCTGCGCCCCGATATTGAACGCCCCCTGCTGGGCCGCGAGCTGCGGGTACATCGCCTGAATGTTCTGACCACGCCCTTGTTGGAGGAAGTTGAGCGCCCCCATGATGCCCTGCCCTTGCAACCCGGCAGCCTGTAACCCGATTGGGGCCGCTGTTCCCCCGATCTGGAACAGCGCCTGGGCCGCCGCCGGGCGCGCTCGCCCGATCAGTCCGGCTATCTCGCTGGCCAGCAGGTTCCGCTGATTGGCCAGGGCCACGTCACGTCCGCCGCCTCGCGGGATAGCCGATTCAGAGGACCGGCGCGCCGCATTGTACTGCTGCGAGATCAGGTCAATGTCAGGAGCCAGCAGCGAGGAGATGGCTCCCCGGTCGCCCTGGAGGATAGGCAGCCAGAAGTCGCGGGCCGCTTCGAGCGACGGTACTCCGATACCGCCCGTCAACTGCTGGTAGGACTGGCCAAGTTGGTCCTGAAGCCAGTTGAGCCAGTCGAGACGCTGAGCCTCCTGGGGCGAGGGCGTATAGGGCGGGATGTCCTGGGGTTTCGGCTTAGCGGCGCGGCCCGAGAGCCAGCCCCCCAGGGCGCTGCCGCCAGCCATGATCGCCGGTGCTAACCAAGCGGGCATCTTACCTCCATCCTACGCGCTTTACGGCGGCGCGAACAAGTGTTTTTCTCATTAGACTCCTAGTGCCGGGATAGACGGGCAGGGGCCGGGTTGGGTTGGGGAAGGCGGCTCTGTCAACGCCGGGCACCCACCGCCACAAACCTCCTGCATGGCCTTTTGAAGTTGGTGCGCCCCGAAATCCGACAACCCCCGAGCCGTAAGACCTCCGCCGGAAGACGAGACGGTTGATGGAATGTCGGCAATCGTCTGCTCGGTGTCTATCATCGTGAGGATGACGCTACTCTCGGTCGGATTCTCCGGCGGACACGCATCCTGAACCACGCGCTCGAACAACGCCGTCCCCGCCATGTCGTTCGGCTCGTTCATCGCCTGCTCGAAGACGAAGCGACCGAAATCGGGAAGGCCCCGACTTTGCAAGCCAGCCGAAAAGACCGTCACCGGCACATCGTCGATCAGGCCGTCGTAATAGCGGAGCGTGACCTGCGACGGCGGCCCGTGAGGGAAGTCGCGCTGGACGTTCTTGATCGTTATGCGATTCATGGAATCACCACGAACAAACTGGCAAAGGCTTGTCCTCCGGTGCCGGAAGCGGTGATGCAGAACCAGTTGTGGGCATCGAAGGCATCCACGGTGTCCGCCGGGTAGTCTTTCATAATGACCGCGCCGTCCCAAAGCTGCCCTCGGCACTTGGCCTCGTCTAAGATTGACGTCAGCCCCCAGTTGATCCGTGCCGGAACCTTGTATGCCTCAAGAGTTGACCAGAGCCTGCCGACTTCCGCTCCTTGTGTAGCAAGGGCTTGAGTTCGGAAATAAACTAGTAATCGTTGATCACCTTTGTTCCCAGAAGGAAGATCAGACGCCGACCAAGCGTTTCCATTGACAACTTGCCAACGAGCGCCGCCACCCCGAGCATTACATTGCGTGCGAAAGCTACGTCGAGTCGTCGTATCGGCATCGGTATGCGCATTCCCGTGGGACCAGATGCACTCGGTAATTACGGTATCCAGAAACGGCTCAAGATACGGGACGCCGCCACACACAAACTCGCGTGCCGCCGTCGATCCAGCGCGAAGGACAAAAAACTGGTATTTGTTGGCGATGATCCGGTAGACATACCCGGCGCTGGCCAGTAGAAACAGGTCAATCCCAAGCAGCGTAGCGCCGACATTGCGAAATTGCACGCGGCCACAGTTGCCGCCGCCGGAGTCGTACAGCCGCACGCGGCACTGAAGATTCTGCGGCGTGAGAGCGCTTTGAAGAATCCAGTCACCGGAGGCTCCGCTGATGGAGGTCCAACCGGCAGTCAGTAAGTGCGTTCGGATATTGTCAGCGATCAGGGTACGGGTGTCTGCCGCGAATGTCGTGTTGACGTTGGTTCCGCCCGCGTATTGAAAGGCCATTATGGTATCACCAAAAAAAGACTAGGCACCGCGAAGTTCCCCTCCACGCCGTGTACGGTCAGGTTGTACCAGTTATGGCTGTCGAACACGAGCGGGTTGTAATCGGTCGGGTATGCCTGAGTTACGACGACCGCATCCCAAATCTGTCCGCGCTCAACGGCGTCATCGCTCACGCTCACGCCATAACAGAGACGAGCGGGAATCTTGAAAGCCTCGTCGTTATGCCAAAGATGGCCCGCGTTATCGGTATGCTCGCCGACGCCCCCCGACGACACCTGCCCGGTGGGAACGTCTAGACCTTGGCAACGATTATCCCCAAGATTTAGAACCAGATGTGAAGAATCCGAAACCTGCCAGGAATTGCGAAGATTGATCCCTGCGTCCTTTAAGCTACAAGCTGTTCGGAACGAACTCATCAAGCCGCCGCCGCCGATGGCTTGCCCGTTCCCGTGACACCAAGCAACGTAAGAACCCTGGAACGACTCGACGTATGGCACGCCGCCACAGCAAAAGTCATACACGTTCGACGAACCCGGAACCAGCGCGAAGAACTGATGCCTGTTGGCGATGATCCGAAAGGTCTTCGCCGCGAGCGGCAGTAAAAGCAGATCATCGGAAGGAACTAGCGGCGCTGGCTGAGTCATGGACAAGCCCGTGCGCTGGAACTTCACCCGAGCGTATCCACCGCTGCTGTAAAGCCGGACATCGACCTGAAGTCCAGCCACGGGCGTCGCGATACAGCGGACTACCCAATCCCCGGAAGCCCCGCTAACCACAGTCCACCCGGCATTGAGAAGTTGCGCCTTGATGTTGTCAACAATCGCAAGCTCGGTGTCCCCCACGAATGTCGCGTTGATCTTTGTCCCCGCAGCGTACTGGATCGCCATGAGCTAGTCCTCGACCTCCCACACCAGAAGGATCGTCACGCCCTCGCCCTTGACCGTCGATCCAAGTTGGAGGATGTGCCCGCTGAATATGTCAAGCTCCTCCGCTTTCAGCGGGCTAAAAACAAACTCGGTGAGCTTCACGACCTCGGTAAAGCCCTCCGGAATAGTGAATGAACCGGCGCTAAGGATCGACTCGCCCAGCCGCCGAACGTCCAGTATCATCGGCTGTCCCTGCGGGGGCACGGCGGCGAAGGCATAAGCGGCGCGGGCCTTGCCCGCCCGGTGAGTGAATATCTCCCGATGGAGCGCCGTGACCGGAGCGAACCCGCCGCCGACCGTCAGGTTGAACTCCATCACCTGCCGGCGGGCTTGACGCAGGCTGTAGAGCGCCCGCCATGCCCGCAACTGACCCTCAATCGCCTTCTGCGGGTAAAGGATCGGCTGGCCCCGGATCTGCCGCTCCCCGTCAATCGGCAGGCCCGCCTCCGGCAGACCCCATCCGAGCGTCAGGTTCTCCAGCTCGGGGAACCATTGATCGGGTCTCGTGCGCTCGGCCATCAGATTGCCGCTCCGTCCCTGCGATGCTCGCCGCCAAACAGCATCATCGCCCGGTAAGGCTCTGTGTCTCCCCAATACTTAGTTCGAACTTCGCAATCTTTTTTGAAAAGCCGGAAGGGGCAAGTCGAGGTGAACGTGTAGCGGTAGACCTTGCCCTTATTGGCCACGTGGGGCACGCGGCGCTTCAGTTGCAGGCCGGCGGTCGATAGGATCGTGTACGCGGGCTGGTCGGTCCCGTCTACGTTGATCGTAAGCGTCACGTCGGTCGCCGACTGGAGACAGATGAAGGACTCCTTGATGTGCCCGTAGGCCCGCATATCCATCGTGGTGCCCTGGGTCTGCCACCGCACCGCCTTCTCCGGGTGCGGCTCCCAAACCCACTTGACTCCGTAGAGCCAGTTCTTGTTCGTGTCGGTGGGTCTGGCCCGCATGATCGTCGCAATCACCGGAGGGGCGAAGGCATAGGCTTTCCCCTGCCGCCCGCTGCCGTTATTTACCGTGACGGTGAAGGAGTTCCCGTCCTCGTACTCGACCAGCACCGTCTTGTTCGTGTTGTTGGTGTCGGCGTCCACGATGAAGCCCTGGAGGAATTTCGCGCCGAGATAGCCGTCGTGAGTGAACTCCGCGTCCCAGTTGGTCAGAGTCGGAGGCTCGCGGTGGACGATCCATCCTACGTCGTACAACCTCCCCTGCACTTGATCCGTCGAGTACAGCCGAAGCTGGTTTGCCCGGAAGGGCACGAAGCTGTAGTGGACGGTCAGCCTGCCGTCGTGGGTGATCGACGGATCGCCAGCCGCCCCGATCGGCACAAGATTCGTGACCGTCCCTTCCATCTCCCCCTGCATCCGCAGCGTCTTGGCGGCATTCACCGTATCCAGCGTGACCGCCACTCCCGTAACGTACCCCACGCTCCCATCGGGAACGGCGCGACGCCAGTTGGTGTCGAAGTCCGGCTCCAGCCACGGCTCCTGCTGCGCCTTCCATGTCCAATTGGTGACCCGCCAGCGGTTGCTGGTGGTGACGACCAGACGCCCGAGACGGCCCTTAAAGGCAGGCCAGGAGAACGTAATCTCCCGCTCGCCGTTAGAGTTGAACGTCCGGGTGATCCCTGTATTGACTTGATCGGCCCAAACCTCGAAGGTGATATTCTGGCCGTCGCTGTTGGCCCAGATTTTTATGCCTGCGACGTAAGCGTCCTCCTCCGGGGACAGAAACGGGTGCCACTCCACCACTCGCTTGATCTGCTCGTCCGGCTTGGGGGCGGCGCTAGGCTGCCAGCTATAAAGCTCGACCGCTGAAGTGGTCGAGTTGACAGTCCAGGAGAAATCAAGGCTGAGGTTGCGCGCCAATCTGCCGAGACCACCATTAAGGTCCAGAATACGAGGTGTTCGGCCTGTCCCGCTGGAGACAGCGGTTGCCGCCTCGTTGACTGACTCGTTGTCGAAGAAGGGCTGGACATTGACGGTTTCACCTCCTCGGTCTAGTTCGTGGAGCACGTCGCCGCAGAGCTTCTGGCCACGTGAATCGCCGAAGTCATCGGCGGCAGTGCGCAGTTGACAGGCATAGGCCGTACCGCTTGCCGGGTCGGCCAGTGTCCGCCCGTCTTTACCTGCGTTGTAATAATAAATCTTCCCGTTATTACCGCCTACGAGCACGTCTGTCATGCCAACGCCCGGTATGTTCCCGCTACGCCCCTCCTGTGAGTAGTGCATCCGAGTGGAGACTTGGTAAGTATCGTAGAACCAGCCGCCGGTCGCTAAGTCGTAAACAAGTGTGTGCGGCAATCCGTCGAATAAGCCAACATAGTCGAAGTAGATGTAGTTCTTGTGGTATTCCAGCCTTACACGATGAACGGACATATTCGGCGGCTCGATGCCGTTGATGATTTTGGGGGGTACGTCGGTATCGCCGTGCGGGAACAACCAGTACAGGCTCTCGTTGGTGATCGACCGAGCTTGGCCACCGTCGGTCTCATAAATGCCGTCCCAATCGAGGAACCAAATCTTCGGCCCGAGGCAAAAGGCCCACGGCGCGAACAGCCCGCGCCCGCAGGGGGTCTCCTGGTAGTCATATATCTGCGGCGCTGCGAAATTCGGATAAATCGCAAACAGCCGCTCGGTCGAGAACACCCAGCATCGCCCGTCCCACAGGAAGCCGTTCATCAACTGTTCGCTTGGCTGGGTGATCTCGATATTGTTCTGGGGCGGCGCAGAATCTGGAGAGTAGGGCTTCGTCCAGGAGAGGTAGCCTGGACGCAGACGGTCGCCGACGCCGAAGAAGCTGCCCTGGAACGGCCCCCAGACGTAGGGCAGATTCACTCGCGTCGGATCGCCCGAGGAATCGACAGACGGCCACGGCAGGTCGTTGTCATCATCCAGTAGATCGGCGGAGCCGATCGTGATGTCCAGGGCATCGTCATCGAATGAGATGGCGGTCCCTGCGATTGAGAGCGTCGGGGCGGTCGGGCCGAACGCCGTCAGCGTATCCAGGCTGATCGTGGTCAGCCAATGAAACGACGGGACGGCATCGCTTGATCGGAAGACCTGAATATAGCTGACTTGCGGATCGGGTCGAGGATCGGCCTTCGGGGTCCGAACCGTGACCGTAATGGTCGTATTCAGCACGGTGATGTCGGCGGAGACGCCCGTTAAGTCGCCATCTGAGGTGCGCTCGCCGCTGTTCGACATTGCCCCTTCATCCGATACGTAGCGGGCGCGGTAGCGGAAGGTGCCATTCAATTGGCCGGGTCCGCCAGCCGCTACGGTCGGGGCGATTGATGGAGGCTCGATGCCCCAGTAGTAGACCGTCGTGCTCGGGCTGATCTTGGGCAGCCTGCCGTTGGGCAGCGTCGGCGCTCCGTCGGCGATGTAGGCCCACGATTGAGCAGAGGTGCCGGGACGGTAGGGGACGATACTCAGTGGATAGCCGGTTAAACGAAGGTTGCCCGGAGAAGGCAACGATTCTGGCGTTCCGCCATCATAGTAGCGATTGATAGTAGCAGGCGGGACTGGGCTGTAATTTCTAACAGAAATAGTTGCCGATTCACCGCCTGCGACCTTCGTGCTTGTCCACAGTTGACCTAGTGGCGGCGGAAAGAAGGCAGACGGCGCGACTCCGGCAATCGTGATATTCCCCGAAGGCGGCGTGGGATCGTCTGACAATCGCCGCAAAGAATGAACCGTCAGGGCTGTGCCGGGCGGGTCTTCGATCGTATTAGTATAGAACTCAAGTAGTCCCAACCGGGATTCCACCATCCCCGGACGGCGCACCCGGACGTTCAGCAGCCTGGGGTAATACCCGTCCGGGATCAGATCGACCGGCCCCGTCCACACACCTTTGCACAACATCTTGTGAACGCGCCGGTCGAATTGGTTGGTCGATGCCATCGCCCTACGGGGTCTTCGGCCCCTCCGCCTTAGCTACCACCTTCTTGCGCCATGCCAGGTTCTCGTCCAGCTCATATCCAGGAGCGTCCGCCTGCAACTCCTGAAGCCGCTTCTTGAGCGCACCCTCAATCTCCTGGTACTTGGTTCGCAGCAGATTCATCTGCGCTTGCAAGCGCTCGAACTCCAGGGCCATCTGCGCCAGTGACGCCCGGTCCTTCCAGATTTCGGCGCGTACCTCAGACGTGAGCGGCGCGGGTTGCGGAAGCGGTTTCCCCTGGGCATGTAGCCCTACGGACGCCGCCAGCATAAGCGCTGCGCTCAGACCTATTACTTTTCCCATTTACCTATCCTTTCTGCGAGAAGACGCCTTAGCTGCTCCAGGATGTCATCCACCTTAGTCATCAAGGTGGCCTGCTCAATACGCATTTGGTTAAACATCTCTTGTTGGCGAGCTACCAGATCCTCATGCGCCTTGATCCAGTCGCGGATGGCAGTAACGCTCGCTTCCGTTGCCGATAGCCGGGAGCGCACGTCGATCAGCCAGTGGATGATGTTGACTCCTATACCGGCAATGATTAGAACAGTGAGGATGACTCCGAGGGCTTGGTTGAGGTTGTTCACCATTATCAGTACTCGAAAGCGACTTGGAGATCAGCCAGCGTCTCCGTGGCTTGGGTCGTGAACTGAACAGTAACTCGGTCTCCGGCGGCGACGGCAGCGCTGTTCGACGTATCCGAACAAGTCGTGCCCGTCCCTACCGTGCAGGTAACGGCGCTGGGGGCGGCGTTAATACGCAGGGTCACCGCGCCGGACCCGGCGGCAAATCCGGCCGTCCCGGACTTGACGCGCAAATTGCGGAGCTTACCAGCGGAGGAGACCAGAAGTTCGGTGGTCACGCCCTCTGCCGTAGTCGTACACGCGCCAGACGACCACAGGACGATGAACAGCGTTTGCGAAGAGGTGGCGGTGCCCGAGCAGAAACTCGATACGCGACTCTGGAGGACAGAATCCCCGGTACCGCCATTGGCTCTGGCAAGCACCGACGATCCCACTGCGGCAGACTGGGCGAGGTCGATAGACCCGAAGGCGGGAGCGCCGCCACCACCTGAAACGCGGAAAACCTGATTGGCGGTCCCGGCTACCGTAGCGGTTGGAGTAGCCCCGGCTCCTCCACCTAATACTACGCCGTTAGCCGCCAGCAACGCGGATGAAGCTATGGTCGTGGTCCCCGTAAATCCCAGGATGCCGCCCGAGGTCCCTGAAGCAAGGCCCGTCCCGCCCGTTTCGACCGGCAGAACTCCGCCTGTCCCAATATCGTTGCTGAGATAAGAGCGCCGGTCACTGCCTCCAGCGGCGTCCCAAACCCCGCTGGTCGCCGTCCAGACCGCCAATGGCACGGCACTCGCCGGGAATGCCGTCACCGGAGAACTGGCGGTGCATCCCGAGCAGACAACCGTGACATTGTGCCCTACGGTGAGCGTGCCGCCGGCAGTCACGTAGATGTAAGCCGTGCCGGTCCCGGCGCTGATCGTCGTCGTAGCCGATGCCGTGATCGCATAGTTGGTCGTGCCGAAGCGGACGTTGCAGGGGACCGAGGCCGAGCAGTATAGCCCGATCGTCAGCACCGTTGTCGAGGTCCTGGCGACCGCCAGATCGGTCATGGCGTTCAGATTCGGGGCGGCTAACCCGCAGGCTCCGCCCGCTGAGGTTATGTTCCCGTTGGGGTCGAACTTGGCGCAGTCGTTTGCGAGCGTGGTCCCGGTGAACATCTGGACCGTCGTTGAGTTTCCCTTCTTGCCGGTTACGTCCGTCAGATTGGCGAGCGCTGCCTTCTCGGTGATGTCGGCCAGCCCGATTGTGCCGACCGTGACGAGCGCACCGAGCGAGCTTTGCTTCAGAAACTGCCCGGTGCCGCCCGTGCCGCTCAGGTCTGAGCCTGTCCCGCCACGCGCTAGAGCGATCTGACTGGAGGTAATGTCGGTTGCGGCGTGCGTGTGCGTCGGCAGATCGGCTCCAATTGCAATCGAGATTACTCCGGTCGCAGTCGTAACCTTGAGGATGCCTGTCGCCAAAGCGCTCAGAGCCTGCTCTGCGGTCAATGTTCCGTTCGGCGTCTGTGTAATATAGGTGGCGTCGGAGGGGGCCTGCGCCCGTGCTCCCAGACCAAGCAGAATCGTCAACAAGACTAACCTAAATCGTTTCATTGCGGGCTTGCCTCCGGTCTCCCACGCTCAACCCGTAGCGGGCGGCGCATGTCTTCCAGTTGCCCTTGATCGCCAATCGTCTCCTTATACAGCGCCGCTGCCCGGAGCTTCTCGTTGTAGATCGCCGCCGCTCGGATCAGGTTGGTGTACTTGTCCGCCGTCGCCTGCAACTCGTAGGCCCCTTCCTTAAAGGCAGCGACGTGCTGCGCATAGTCCAGAATCACGTCCAGCTCTTCGGGGCCAAGCTGGGCCTGAGTCGCGTTTGTCGCTGGTACCGGGGCCGGCCCGACTACATCCACCGTGATCGTATAGATCGCATCAGGCGGCGGGAAGGCCACGAAATCGTCCATCAGAGCGCAGATCGTCGGCTGCGCGGCGGTCGCATTCTGCCAACCCGCATTGAAAGCATCGAGCGCCTGCACGGCTTCGGTCGGAACTGGGACGCCCGCGACGCGGACGAACATGACCGTGCTGAAAAGGCGGGCCAGCTCGATGCCATGCTGCCAGCGACGCTCGCAGTAGGCGGCTCGGGCCGGGTCCGCCGCTTGCCCTTCCTTGCCGAGCAGGTCGGCCATCGCTCCGTACTTGACGACCCAGGCGAAGTTGTCGGGCACGCCCAGCACTACGCCCGTTGAGATGTCGAGCGTCGCCCCCGCGTAGACGCCGACGATTTCTACGCTCCCCACGGCGCTCGGCGGGGGTATGAACTGCACCGTCAGCGGCTGCGTCGAGATGATCGAGTAGGCTGCGGGCGGGTTCGTCGCCGCATTCGGCCAGTTGGCGTTAAAGCGCCCGGCCTCCCACTCATCGGCCCGCCACAGGGTCGAATAGACATTGGCCCCCGTCCGCCAGGCCGCCC